CTTTATATTTTCCCCGGGGGGAATTTTTGGAAAATGTTTTTACGTTTAGAATAGTATTTAAATCGGCTTACAAGATTTTTGAGAGTCTGTGGCCCCTGCAGACCAATTATTTGTTTGTTAATGTTTTCACCTTAATAAATTTGTTCTAACTTTGTATCTCCTTTCTTTGGAATAGTGTTAAAACGTCTTGTAAGTCGATTTAAATACTATTCTAAGTGTTTAGAAAAGGCGTGAAAGACCTAGGAAAGGAGATAAGAAAATGCCAAAAGTAAAAGTTACAAAAACAGCTAACGATTCGGCAAAAATTAGACCTGGTCTGACTCCCGACGCTAGGGAGAACCAGCTCATATATCTTGCTACAGAGTTGGCTGAGAAACAATTAAGAGAAGGAACAGCTTCCTCTCAAGTAATAACGCATTATCTTAAACTAGGTTCATCCAAGGAACGTATAGAAAAGGATATTCTTTTAGAGAATAAAAAACTCATAACCGCAAAAACAGAAGCTATACAATCTGCTAAAAGGGTTGAAGAGCTTTATACAGAAGCTATCGCAGCTATGCGAAGATATAGTGGTCATGGAGATGTTGAAGATGAACCAGAGGAATATTAGAACATATTCAGAACTAATGCGATTATCAACTTTTGAGGAAAGATACGAGTATTTAAAATTAGGTGGAACAGTAGGGGAAGACACATTTGGATTTGATCGATATTTAAATCAAGTTTTTTACAAATCTAAAGAATGGTTGAAGATCAGAAACTATGTGATCACACGCGACAATGGATGTGACTTAGGAACGCCAGGTCGTGAAATTAGGGGAAACAGAATATTAATACACCATATGAATCCAATTACAAAAGAAGACATTCTGAATCGAAGTGAATTTCTTCTTGACCCAGAGTATCTTATTACAACAATTAAGAATACTCATGACGCGATACATTATGGTAGTAGTGAAATATTACAAAAAGATCCAGTAGAGAGATCTAAGAATGACATGTGCCCATGGAGGCATTGAAAGGATGATAAAATGGAAAATTTAGAAAATAATGAAATTGTTCAAAATAACGAAACAATAGAAGAAACAATAGAAAACCTTGGTAATGAAATAGTTGAGGGTTTAGAAGAAGGAATGAATAATGTTGAACCAGAATTCGAAACTTTTAACGTAACTATAGAAGGTAATAATAACGATATAGAAGTTCAAAACACAACAACAGTTGTTATAGAACCAGAAGTTGAAGAGGAAGAAGAACCAATAACAGACGATGTTGTTTCTGCTGTTCTTAATGGATGTACTAAATTAAATGTACGTAAAGCAGCTAGTAAGAATTCTGAAGTAGTATGTGTTATTACTAAAGATACAACGATAACTGTTAGTCTTGGAAGTTCTACAGAAGATTTCTACAAGGTTAACACTATTGTTAATGATGTTCTAGTAGAAGGTTATTGTATGAAACAATTTATTAAAATAGATTAATAATATAGAAAGGAGAATAAAATGGAAATTATCGATAATAGACAAACTCTTGAACACACTCGCGGTGATAAAGGTGCATTGTTATTAGAAGCTAAGACAACACCGTTCAAGACTGATGACGTTTTAAAATTCTCCATTGTAACAAAAGGTAACTACAGTGATGTAGTGTTCCAAAAAGAATTCAAAATAACAGAAGAATGTTCTGAATTCTATTTAACATTTACAAAAGAAGAGATGAAGATTGGGGAACCAATAAATGATAAAGTAACATATTACTATGAAATTGAATTAAACGGTGATACGACATTAGTTGGTTCCAGAAGTAAACATAAGAAGTTCATTCTGTATCCAGAAGCTGGCGATAAGGAGGGTGGTAAATAATGGAAATGAAAAACGTTGCTACAATGGAAGTAGAAATTAAAGAATCCGGCCCCCAAGGAGAACCAGGACCTCGTGGTTTAAGCGCTTATGAAGTTTATCTAGAAAACGGAGGAAACTTATCTGAAACAGATTGGTTAGAAAGTTTAAAAGGTGAAACTGGAAAAGACGGAAACAATGGTAAAGATGGACTTGATGGTAAAGACGGTTATACTCCAGTAAAAGGAGAAGATTATTTTACAGAAGGTGACATAGCAACACTAGGTATACCACACAAAATTAGTGAATTAGAAAATGATAGTAATTTCATAACAAGTGAATATGTAGACGATTCTATAGCCAATATAGATATTCCTGAATGCGCAGGAGCAGAAGCAACTGAAATATTCTTATTGAAGATGCCGCGATGCGAATATGCTAACAGTTTGTTTAGTGCAAATCACTCAAAAATGACAGATGAAATTAAACAAAGTATTTTGTATGTTATAGACGCATTCACAAAAAAAGGAATATTATATCCTTGTATAAAATTGACTGGTGAATATTTAGTTGGTTCTGGTGGAGGAACTGGTGCTATTTTTAAAGCAACGAGCCCTTGTCAACCTCCAACATCATCTGGCGTATATTCGTATTCTTTTGAAGCTATTGGTTCGACTCGCGGTAGTACTAGTAACGGTGTTCCTTTGTTACAAATAGAGATAGTTGCTCTATACGATAGCACAACTCAAACATGGTCTGAACCCGATCCAACATATTACACAATGCTTAGACATCGGGTAAATAGCGAAATACAATTTGCTACGAGTGGTTATCTAAATAACTGGTATTTAAGTAGAGGTAATACAACTGCCTTCACGCCAACCGGCGACTATAACCCAGCTACTAAGAAATATGTAGATGATTCAATTGCTAATATAGATATACCTGAAGGTGGTGGAGGTACTAGTTATTATATAGAACAATATTCAACTGTGGATCTTGTTGTAAATGGTTTTTCTAATGAATATAGTTTAAGTTTAGATAACAAGAATAGAGATATAATAGCTGGATATATACCACAATTACTTGAGGATTATAGAAATGGTAAACTAACACCTATTATATTTATTTTAAAAAGTGGTCTAAATAATTGTTGGCAAATACCATTACAATTACTTGACTCTAAAACGGCAAATGATCGAAACGAATATATATTCACAGGTTTACACACTATAAGTCAAAATAAAATACATTATTATAAATTAAGATTAGTTGGTTCATGGGCCGATAATGTGTATAAGGCGAGTAATGCTTATTTTACCGTTCAAAACTTAAATTTAGATAAGATGGCTACCAAAACATACGTAGACGATGCTATCAAGGCGGCAATCACAACAGTATTGGAGGCTGAGTACTAATGGCAAGAATAGATACATTAGCAAACTTCCTTACTGACGTTGCAGCAGCGATTAAAGAAAAAGAAGGAACGACTGAAAATATTCCAGCTAGTGAGTTTGATACAAGAATCGCGAATTTATCTGGTGGAGATATAATAGTATCACACAAAGAATTAGAATATATCGGTATTACCGGAAAAACATACTACGAAGTTAAAACAAAATTAACAAGTAATTCGAGAGTTATTGCAAAATTCACAAGAGATTTAAGTGCAACAACAGGTTTATTTGGAGAATGTAATTACACCACTGGCACAAAAGATAGTTTTGCAATATATATGGGTGCATCATCATATAATAACGCCCGTATACATTGCGAGTATGGTAGCGGATCGAATGATGATAAATATTTCAGCACGTACGCTACTGAAATAATATTGGATGCAAACAAGAACCAATGGACGTTTACTGATTTTAATGGTAATGCTATAAACAGTTTTTCTTTCAGTACAAAAACATTTTCGAGTAATTACAACTGCACCGTGGGTGCGAGTATTTGGTCCGGTGGAAAACTTTATTATAAGGGTAATTTATATTATCTTAAAATATACGAAGGTATGACTTTAATGCATGATTTAATACCGGTTAAAATGTCCAACGGCACGGTAACATTATATGATAAAGTAAATGACACATACTTAACAAATTTAGGAGATACAGAACCTACACCTGGTCCAGAAATACCAGAACAATCAGAATCGCCAAAGATTTTATCCGAATTAGAAAATCAAATTGTGGCAATAACACAAAAACATATTGATTATATGTTTAACGATTACGTTAACAATTTCGCGGCATACACAGACGAACCAGTTACGTTATACACCCCAAATGAAAAATATAAGCATTATATGATACGTGCCAGAGATTCTGGAGCCAGCACTTTCGGAATTATTTGGTCTCAAAAAAGATTTCAAAGATTAGCCGCATCTGGCGGCATGGTGGCACCTGCTTATATACGATCAGCTGATTTCGAACAGTTAGAACCAACCCCAGTTAATAACGGATTTTTATCATACTATCCGATGAGTTCAGATACTGGGTATACTAGTCAAACGTATAATAGTTTTGAAGAATGTTTAGCCGCAATTCAAGATCCTAATACCGTATATACGTATAATGGTAGTGTTTCGTCTTGGAGTACATATACACATGATGGATATAAGATATCATGTTCTAATATACCTTGCGTTGATTCGACCATTTATGACGAATTATACCCAGGTAGACGAATATCAAGTAACGAAACTATAGAAGTAATACCAACGACAGAATAGGAGGTAATAATATATGAATGAAATGAATGAAAGTATACTAACCTCAATTAAAAAGTTATTAGGAATGACTGCTGATTATACTCACTTTGATACTGATGTAATTATACATATCAATACTGTATTCATGACACTGCATCAATTGGGCGTCGGTCCAGAAGAAGGATTTAAAATAGAAGATGATACCGCTGTATGGGAAGATTATATAGAAGAAGATGATAATTTAGAAGCAGTTAAAACCTACATATATCTTAAAGTTAAATTAGTGTTTGATCCACCTTCTAGTTCAGCTGTCATGGAAGCAAATAAGCAAATGATACAAGAACTAGAGTGGAGACTCAATGTTCAAGCTGAATCATAGCAGCGAGGAGGTGATAGAATGTCAAATAATACAAATGAACTTAGCCATCATGGAATACCTGGTATGAGATGGGGTATTAGAAGATTTCAAAATAGAGATGGAAGTTTAACACCTGCTGGTCGTAAAAGAGCTGCTCAAATGGAAGACGATTATAAAAAATTAACTGGCAAGAAAATATCGGATAAAGAAAAATCTAATAATTCAGAGAAAGATAACAAACCAAAATCGTATAGAGATATGACAGATGCTGAATTAAGAACAAAAACAGATAGATTAAATGCTGAAAAGAATTACATAGAAGCTGTGAAAAACCATAAAGCAGTAACTGCTGAAGACATATCAAGAGGTAAGAAAATAACTAATACTTTCTTGAAAGAAATGCTTGAACCAGCAGCAATAGATGTTGGTAGACAATTAGTAAAAAGTTATTTGGTTAAAGCAACAAACGAAGGCTTGAAACTAGAAAACGATTACAAAGTTCATACCAACAATAAGAAGAAAAACTAAGGAGAAAGGACTATGGCGTTATCAAATACTGCGACGCCAAAATATTACGGCATGTTTCGTGATGCTGTAATTAGGGGCGAAATACCCGTATGTGAAACTATTTCGATGGAAATGAATAGAATAGACTCACTAATCGCAAACCCCGGCATTTGGTATGATGACCAAGCTGTCGAGGGTTTTATTACGTATTGTGAGACTGAGCTAACATTAACCGATGGTGAAGATTTACGTCTTCTAGATAGTTTCAAGCTATGGGCTGAACAAATATTTGGTTGGTATTACTTTGTTGAGAGAAGTGTTTATGAACCGTATCCGGATGGACATGGCGGACACTATGTTAATAAACGAATTAAGAAACGTTTAACTAATAAACAATATCTTATCGTAGCCAGAGGTGCTGCTAAATCGCAGTATGAATCATATATACATAGTTATTATCTTAATGTAGACACTTCAACAACTCATCAAGTGCATACCGCACCAACTATGAAACAGGCTGAAGAAGTATTAGCGCCAATAAGAACTTCGATAACAAGATCTAGAGGACCACTGTTTAGATTTCTAACAGAAGGTTCTATAAATAATACCACTGGATCTAAAGCAAACAGAGTTAAATTAACATCTACTAAAAAGGGTATTGAGAATTTCTTGACCGGTTCACTGGTTGAGATTAGACCAATGACTATAGACAAACTTCAAGGTTTAAATAGTAGAATTAATACTGTCGATGAATGGTTATCTGGAGACATTAGAGAAGACGTTATAGGTGCCCTAGAGCAGGGTGCTTCTAAAAATGACGACTATCTTATAGTTGCCGTTAGCTCAGAAGGTACAGTCCGTAATGGACCTGGCGATACAATCAAAATGGAGTTAATGGACATTCTTAAAGGCGAATACATCAACCCACATGTGTCTATTTGGTGGTATAAATTAGACTCATTAGACGAGGTTGCACAGCCAGATAAATGGATGAAGGCTAATCCTAATATCGGAAAAACTGTTAGTTACGAAACCTATCAGTTGGATGTAGACAGAGCTGAAAAAGCTCCAGCTAATAGAAACGATATTCTAGCAAAACGTTTCGGAATTCCTATGGAAGGTTATACATACTTCTTTACATATGAAGAAACCCTTCCTCATAGAAAACGAGACTATTGGCAAATGCCATGTGCGCTTGGAGCGGACCTTTCACAAGGTGATGACTTCTGTGCGTTTACATTTATGTTCCCATTGGGAAGAGGAGCATTTGGTATTAAAACTCGAAACTACATTAGTGAACGTACTCTCATGAAATTACAACCAGCTATGAGAATGAAATATGATGAATTCCTAAAAGAAGGAAGCTTAATAGTTATGCCTGGTACAGTATTAGATATGATGGAAGTCTATGACGATTTAGACGCTCATATCGTAGAAAGAGATTATGACGTTAGGTGTTTTGGCTTTGACCCGTACAATGCTCAATCTTTTGTAGAGAGATGGGAAAGAGAAAACGGACCATTTGGTATAGAGAAGGTTATTCAAGGATCTAAAACGGAATCTGTTCCTTTAGGAGAATTGAAACAAATGGCCGAAGATAGATTACTATTATTCGATGAAGCACTTATGACATTTACTATGGGTAACTGTATTGTGCTTGAAGACACTAATGGTAACAGAAAATTATTTAAAAAGCGTTACGATCAAAAGATCGACGCAGTGTCTGCGTTAATGGATGCGTACATTGCGTATAAACGTAATCAAGAAGCGTTCGAATAAGGAGGAAAACAAAATGGAGATAACATTTGGTTCTAGGGTTAAACGTGCCTGGAACGCTTTCGTAAATCGAGATCCTACTAATATTCGTGACAACTACTACAATTACGGCACTGGTTCTTATCGCAGACCTGATAGACCTAGATTATCCAGAGGTAATGAACGTTCTATTATAACGTCTGTGTTTAATCGTATAGCACTTGATGTAGCTTCTATAAGTATTAGACATTGTAAATTAGATGACAATGATAGATTTAAGGAAGTAGTCGATAGCAGTCTTAATAAATGTTTAACTCTTGAGGCGAATGTCGATCAAACATCTAGAGCATTCTTCCAAGACGTTGTTATGTCAATGTTTGATGAAGGATGTGTTGCTATGGTTCCAGTCGATACCAGCACAGACCCTAATGTAACTGGGTCATATGATGTCGACACAATGAGAACCGGTAAGATAGTAGAATGGTATCCTAACCATGTAAAAGTAAACGTTTACAACGAACGTGTAGGTAGAAGAGAAGACATATTTATAAGTAAGAGCGCGGTATGTATAGTGGAGAACCCATTATATGCAGTTATGAACGAACCGAACTCTACTCTACAACGTCTAATTAGAAAATTAATTCTCCTAGATAGCGTCGATGAACAATCAAGTTCTGGTAAATTGGATTTAATCATTCAGTTACCATATGTCGTAAAATCTGAAGCTAGAAAACAACAAGCTAATGATAGAAGACAAGAAATCGAAAGACAATTAACGGGTTCTAAGTATGGTATAGCTTATACCGATGGTACTGAGAAAATTACACAGTTGAATCGTCCGGTTGAAAACAATCTGATGAAACAAGTTGAATATCTAACGAGTATGCTATATAGCCAGTTAGGTATCACGCAGTCGATATTAGATGGCACAGCTGATGAACAAACTATGCTTAATTATCACACACGTACTATAGAGCCTATAGTGGCAGCTATCGCTGACGAAATGAAACGTAAGTTTCTTACAAAGACAGCAAGAACCCAAAGGCAAACAATATTATACTTTAGAGATCCATTTAAACTTGTTCCAGTTAACGATCTTGCAGAAATAGCAGATAAGTTTACTAGAAACGAGATTATGACAAAGAACGAATTCAGACAAGTTATTGGTATGAAACCGTCTACCGATCCTAAAGCAGATATGTTGTTAAATAGTAATATTAGTCAACCTACTGGAACTTTACCTACTGAAGATAAACCTACAGAACCAAAACCTGAGGTGGACCCTGAGAAAGAGGTTAAGAAAGAAAGTAAGAAGAAAGACAATAAGAAGTAATTTGGAAGGAGGAGATTCAAAATGGATTATGATTTTAGCGGATGGGCTACCAAAAATAACATCGAATGTTCAGATGGTAGAACAATCATGAAAGATGCTTTCAAACAAAACGATGGACAAAAAGTACCGTTGGTTTGGAATCACGATCATAATAGTCCCGATAATGTTCTAGGTCATGCTCTATTGGAAAACAGAGAAGAAGGCGTTTACGCATACTGCAAGTTTAATGATACTGAGTCTGGTAAACAAGCTAAAGCTCTAGTTGTTAATGGAGACGTGGACCAATTATCTATCTATGCTAATAAGTTAAAATCACAGGCTAAAAATGTCATACATGGCGTTATTAGAGAAGTGAGTTTAGTATTAGCAGGAGCTAATCCAGGAGCATATATCGATTCTGTAATCACACATGGAGAAGGTGCTGATGAGGAAGAAGAAGGTGTTATCTACACTGATGAACAAATTAGTGTTGGTATAGAACATTCAGACGAAAGTACTGAAGAAGAATCAAACGACGTTGAAGGAGGTGAGAAAGTGGAAGACAATATCAAGGATGAAACTCTAGACGAAACTCTAGAAGAAAACAAAGAGGACGTAAAAGAGGACGTTAAGGCCGAAGATGAGGAAGTAGAACATTCTGAAAAGTCTGACGATAAACCTATTGAAGACATTTTCGAAACCTTAAGCGAAGAGCAAAAGAATGCCGTTTATGCCCTTGTCGGAAAGGCTTTAAAACATAAAGACTCAGAAGACGAAGATGAAAAAGAAAATAAAGAAGATCATGAAAATGATGATAAGAAAGAAGGAGAGGATAACGATATGAAACATAACGTATTTGACAAAGATAACAATAAATCAAATGAATTTTTAGCACACAGTGCACAAGCTGAAATTCTTAATACAGCTAAAAAAGTTGGAAGCTTCCAAGAAGCATTAGCTATGTATGCTGAAGAAAATCTTAGCCATGCTGATACAGCAGCTGCTGGAGGATTTAATCAAACTGCTGATGAAAACGGATACAGCGTTGAAACTTTATTCCCAGAATATAAGGAAGTTAAACCAGGAGCTCCAGAATTAATCACTAACGACCAAGGATGGATCTCTGTAGTAATGAGAAAAGTTCATAAGAGCCCAATCTCAAGAATCAGAACTAGCCAAGTTGACATTCGTAACATTGATGCTTTAAGAGCTCAAGGATACAAGAAAGGATCTAAGAAGAATTTAGTTGGTAACTTCAACTTAGTTAGAAGAACAACTGATCCACAAACTATTTATGTAAAGAACGCATTACATAGAGACGATATCATCGATATCACTGATTTCGACTATGTTCAATACTTATACAACATCGATAAGATGAACTTAAACGAAGAATTAGCATTAGCTATCATGTTAGGTGATGGACGTGAAGACGGAGCAGAAGGTAAAATCGAATCTGACAAAATCAGACCAATCTGGTTGGATGATGAATTATATACATTACACGTTGATTTAGATTTAGCTAAAGCTAGAGAAGAATTACAAGGTACTGATACAAATGCTCATTTCGGTGAAAACTATATCACTGCTGAAGCTATGATCAACACTGTATTATATGCTAGAGAAAGATACAAAGGAACTGGAACTCCAGACTTCTATTGTACACCAAGAATGTTAAATGTAATGTTATTAGCTAGAGACATGAACGGTAGAAGAATCTACAATTCTAAAGCTGAATTAGCATCTGCATTAAACGTTGGAGACATCTACACAGCTGAACAATTCGCTGGAAAAACAAGAAAAGATGGAGACAAAACTAAGAAATTACATGGTATCATTTGTAACTTAGCAGACTACTCTTTAGGTGCTACTAAGGGAGGAGAAGTTACTCACTTCACACAATTCGATATCGATTTCAACCAACAAAAATCTTTACTAGAAACAAGATGTTCTGGTGCTTTAACTAAGGTTTACTCAGCAATCGCTATTGAAGAAGTAACTGACGAAGCTCAAGGATAATTAAAGTAGGAGAATCAAAATGGCAAAATTTTATGGAGTGATAGGCTACATTAAATCTGTGGAAGTTGAACCTGGCATTTGGGAAGAACAAACTATCGAACATAATTATTATGGCGATATAATCGACCCTACGCTTAGGTATCAATCATCTGGCGGGGTTAATGACGATGTTAATATTTCTAACGTTATTAGTATCGTAGCCGACCCATTTGCCAATGAAAATTCCCAATATATGAAATATGTAGTCTTGATGGGTACTAAATGGAAGATAACTAAAGTCGGAGTTCAGTACCCTCGACTATTATTGACTGTAGGAGGCGTATACAATGAATACACAACCGAAGCTACAGAGTAAACTTGTAGAACTTTTGGGAAGTAATCACGTATACTATCAAGCTCCCGAAAGTCTAAAGATGGAGTATCCTTGTATTAGGTACTCTAAAAGCAGACCTGACGTTAAACATGCCAATAACATTAAATACGTTAATAAGGAATGCTACGAAATAATCGTGATAGCTAAAAGACCTGACAATGACGTTATTCAAAAAATATTGGATTTACCATATACCTCTTTTGACCGTCATTATGTGTCTAACAACCTAAATCACGATGTTATTACATTATATTTATAAAAAGGAGGAATAATAATATATGAAACTTATTTGGGACAAAACTGGTGACAGATTATATGAAACTGGTGTTAATAAGGGTGTTCTTTATCCACAAGCTACTGGAGGAAATTACCCAAAAGGTGTTGCATGGAATGGTTTAACAGCTGTAACTGAATCACCATCAGGAGCAGAAGCAACTCCATTATATGCTGACAATATTAAATACTTAAACCTTATGTCAGCTGAAGAATTCGGTGCTACAATCGAAGCTTATACATATCCAGATGAATTCGCTGCTTGCAACGGTGAAGCATCTTTAACAGAAGGTGTTACAATCGGACAACAAGTTCGTAAAGCATTTGGTATGTCTTATCAAACTAGAGTTGGTAATGATGTTGACTCTACAGAATTTGGTTACAAAATTCACCTTATCTATGGTGCTTTAGCTGCTCCATCAGAAAGAGCTTATGCTACTATCAATGATAGTCCAGAAGCTATTACATTCTCTTGGGAAGTTACAACTACTCCAGTAGAAGTTAGTGGATTCAAACCAACAGCTACATTAGTAATCGATTCAACTAAAGTTGAAGCTGAAAAAATGGCTGCTATCGAAGCTATCCTTTATGGATCTGAAAGCGAAGAAGCTAGATTACCACTTCCTGATGAAGTATTAAGTATCATCAACGGAACTGTAGCTGGATAATCATCTAGAATTTGCAATAAAACTATAAACGGGGTTGTATCAGCTCAAGCTGACAACTCCTTTTTTTTATATTTGAAAGGAGAAAATAAATTATGTTAAAAAAGAAGATTAAATATACAGATTACAATGGAGTTCAAAGAGAAGAGGAGTTCTTATTCCATCTTTCTAAAGCTGAACTTATGGAAATGCAAATGGGTACTGTAGGAGGCTTAGGGGACATGCTTCAAAAAATCATTGACTCAAATGATGCCCCAGCAATAATTAAGGTATTTAAAGACATTATCTTAAAAGCTTATGGTGAAAAGAGCGTAGATGGTAAGAGATTTATGAAAGTAAGTGATGCTGGAGTTCCTCTATCAATCGCATTCTCTCAAACTGAAGCATATTCAGAATTATTCATGGAACTATCTCAAGATGCAGATGCTGCAGCAGCATTCATTAAGGGAATTATTCCAGCTGATATCGAGATTTCTGATGAAGAAATTAAGAAGTATCAAGAACAAAAAATGTTGGGCAATGTTAACCAAGACAATTAATGAAATGATGGTGATGAGAGATGTTAACCATAACAATTCCTGCTAGAGAAATGTTTGATGAAAGAACTCAAACCTTCTCAACTACGAAAGAGCAGACGTTGCAGTTAGAACATTCTCTTGTCTCTCTTTCAAAATGGGAATCAAAATGGTGCAAACCGTTTCTATCGAAAGATGAAAAAACGGCAGAAGAAACCATTGATTACATTAAATGTATGACAATAACACAGAACGTAGACCCTGATGTCTATAATCGCTTAACTAATGCAAACATTAAGATGATTAATGATTACATAGAAGCACCTATGACAGCAACTACGTTTAGTGATAATAAACAAGGAGGTGGTGGTAAAGAAATCATCACCTCAGAACTTATCTATTATTGGATGATAGCGTTAACTATACCTATGGAATGTCAAAAATGGCATCTTAATAGGTTATTAACGCTTGTTCGAGTATGTAATATTAAGAATACGCCTCCTAAGAAAATGAATAAAAGGGACGTAATGAACAAATATGCTTCGTTAAACGCTGCTCGTAGACAGCAAATGAATTCAAAAGGATAAGTTCAAATAATATTAAATAAGGAGGTTGGAAATGATAAGTTTCAGACAAAAAGGTGATTTCTCTAAGCTCACTAGTTTTTTAGAGAGAGCTAAAGATGCTATAAACATTAGTGATCTTGATAAATATGGTGAAGCTGGAGTTGATGCTTTATCGTCTGCAACGCCTGTCGACACAGGTCTTACCGCTAGCTCTTGGTATTATGAAACAGAACATAAACCAGGCTCGGTAACAATCTCTTTTCACAATTCAAATATACAAAACGGTATCCCTATAGCTATAATATTACAGTATGGTCATGGTACGGGAACCGGTGGATGGGTGCAGGGTCGTGATTATATAAACCCTGCTATCCAACCATTATTTGATGAGATTGCAAATAAGGCATGGAAGGAGGTTACTAAATCATGAGTACTGTAATCGATAAAAAAGTCGTTGAGATGCGTTTTGACAACAAACATTTCGAGCAAAACGTAAAAGGAACCATGTCCACTCTCGACAAACTTAAACAAAAATTAAATCTATCTGGTGCTTCTAAAGGTTTAGATGAAATTAATTCTTCAGCCAAAAAAGTAGATATGGGCGGTTTGGCAGCTGGTGTTCAAACTGTTCAAAGTAAATTTTCAGCATTAGAAGTTATAGGTATAACAGCGTTAGCTAACATTACTAATTCTGCGGTTAATGCTGGTAAAAGAATAGTTCAATCGTTGACTGTTGCTCCGGTTTCAGATGGTTGGAAAGAATATGAACTGATGATAAACTCTGTTCAGACAACTATGGCAGGTACTGGATTAACGGCTAAACAAGTAGAAGAACAATTAAAGAAATTAGACGAGTATGCAGATAAAACTGTTTATTCAACAGCTGATATGTTAAACAACTTGCCTAAATTCACAAATGCTGGAGTTGATTTAGAAACAGCTACAAAAGCTATGATAGGTATCGCAAATGCTACGGCTCACGCTGGTGGTGATGCCAGTAAAGCGTCCATCGCATTCTATAACCTAGGTCAGGCTATAGGTACTGGATATCTTACAAGAATGGACTACAACTCAATAAACAATGCCGGAATAGCTACTATGCAATGGAAAGAAAGCATGGTTGAAGCTGCTATTGCTGCTGGGACATTGAAGAAAGTTGGAGAAGATTCATATAAAGCCGGAAATAAGACGTTGACAATGCAACAATTGTTTATTGATGGTTTACAAGAACAATGGGCCACAACAGAAGTAATGCTTAGTGTTTTTGGAGATTACGGAGATGAAACTACTGAAATAGGTAAAAAAGCATACTCTGCAGCACAAGACATTAAAACATTTACAATGATGATGGAGTCTTTGAAAGCAACTGCTGGTACTGGATGGAAAGATACATGGCAAATTATATTTGGTGGTTTAGATGAAGCTAAAGAATTTTGGACCGGTCTAACTAACTTTATAAGTGGTATTATAGAAGGTATGGCCGACTTTAGAAATGCAATTCTAGAAGGCGCGTTAGGTAGATCATTCAAAGGATTATTTGACAATCTTAGATCATCTCTCGATGGCGTAAAAGCAGTTGTTACTGAACTTAAAAACTACAATCAAGTAGTAAACGACATTATAAACGGTAAATGGGGAAACGGTCAAAAAAGATGGGATGCCCTTACTGCCGCTGGATACGACTGGGCGCATGCTCAAAATCTAGTAAATGAGAAGTTAGGTAATAGTTTGAGACGTGCTACCACTTATAAAGAAGTACAAAATCAAGTAGCCGAAGCACAAACTAAAACTACAGAAGCAACCGTTGAATATTTAGCTAGTTTAGCCGATTTATCTGATGCTGAATTATTAGCTATATTCAAAAATGAAGAAATGGTAAGAAGTTTCAGAGAACTTCAACGAGTTGCTAAACAAATAGGAATGCCATTTAAAGATTTTCTTGCGAACATAGAAGAAATTGATGGCCGTTGGATATTAATTAACACATTTAAGAATGCTTGTAGTGGTCTTGTAACAGCTTTTAAGGCGATTAAAGACGCTTGGGTTGAAACTATAGGTGTCATTACAGCAGATGATTTGTTTAATGTAATAGCGTGGTTACATAAATTATCAACTCATTTAGTTATGAGCGAAGAGACAGCTGATAAATTGAAACGTACATTTAAAGGTGTATTTGCAGTACTTGATATGGCGTTTAGGTTAATAGCTGGACCTGTAATGTTAGCATTTAGGTTAATATTAGGTTTTCTTAAAGCATTAGAAATATTACCAAAAGATGCGTTAGGAATGGCTGCCGTAATAGGTGATTATTTAGTAGCGCTTAGAGATTGGACATATGAAATGTTGGATCTTACAGACGTATTCGCTATGCTTGATCCATATCTACAATTAGCTATACGAGAAGTCAATAAGTTCTTTAGGACAATTGAACGAAGCGACGCATACCAGAAATTCTCTAGAGGTTTAAAAGAGATGTTCGCGACTGTCAAAGAATGGATGAAAGGTATGCTTGAAGCAGAAAATGTACCTAAATATATATTAGACGGTCTTGTAAACGGTATCAAAAAAGGTGTACCAAAAGCGGTAAACGCTATGATAAACTTTGGTAAGGCATTACTAGACGGAATCAAACGAATTCTTGGAATTCATTCACCATCTAAAGAATTCTTCGAGATTGGTGAAAACATTATGCAAGGTCTATTTAACGGTATATCTAGTATGGTCAAAATGGTTTACGAATTGATTATGTCTGTTGGTGGAAAATTAATAGACATAATACGAAACCTAGATCTTGGATCTATATTCACAATAGCATTGGGTGCTGGTGTGGTTATGGGATTTGTAAAGATTGCAAGTGCATTAGATAGACTAACTTCACCACTTGAAAACGCGGATTATGTAGTTAAACAATTCGGAAAGACATTGAAATCATTCTCTGGAATGTTAACTGGAGCTAAAATATTCCTTATAGGTAAAGCAGTACAATCGATAGCAATTGGTATTGCAACATTAGCTGGAGCTATAGCTGTTCTTTCATTGTTAGATCAAGGAAAAGTATGGTCTGCAGTTGGGGCTATAAGCGTATTGATGATATTATTAGGCGGACTTACATTCGTTGCTGGAAAGTACGGAGGTAAAGAAGGCTTAGAATTTGGCAAGATAGCTCTATCATTAATTGGGATTGCGTTCGCTATGACATTAATGGCTGGTGCTTTACGAAAAATAAGTAAAATAGATGAAAACGCATGTCTTCAAACTATTGTCGGATTCGTAGCAATAACAGCAGCTTTACTATTATTGATGAGATCTGTTGGTAAAAACGGAGCTAATTTAGTAAAAGCAGGCGGTACATTCTTGGCTATTGGTGCGGCGTTCTATCTATTAGCAACAGCTGCTAAGAAATTCTCTAAAATATCTTGGGAAGGTCTTGGTAAAGCTGGAGCAGCAATTGGCGTATTAACGCTTGTTATGTTCGCTCTTATGGCGGCAACGAACTTGATGGCTAAAGGTTACAAAGGCGCAGCTAATGTAGCTAAGATAGGAAAAACGCTTCTAGCTATATCAGGTGCTATGCTTATTATGGCGATAACTGCTAAAATGTTAGCTCGTATGGATGAAGACGAACTTAAACAAGCACTTGGTGCAGTATTAGCTATGGGTGCTATAATATTTGGTTTGATGGCTGCAATGAGACTTGTAGCTGGAAAAGATCTTAGTAAAATAGGCGGAACTATATTGGGTATAGGCGCAGCTATGTTCTTAATGGCGATAACTGCTAAAATGCTAGCAAAAATGGATATCGGCGAAATGGGCATGGCAGCATTAGGTCTTGGCGGATTAATAGTTGCAATTATTGTATTATTAAAAACATTATCTAAGATAGAGGTTAAAGATCTAACCAAAGTTGGAAGTACAATATTAGCTATGTCTGTAGCTATTGGTATATTGGCTGTATCCGCAGCATTACTTGGAATGATGGATTTCTGGAATGCAGTTCAGGGTATAGCTGCTGTAGTGGCATTATTATTAGCTATGTCATTTGTAATGAAAGCTACTGAGAAAATGAAAGATGCAAAAGGTTCACTTATAGCTATCACCGTTGCTATTGGAATATTGGCTCTTTCTGTTGGTATATTGTCAGCTATCGATCCTAAACGTTTAGGAAACGCGATGGTGGCATTAACAACTATTATGGGCATGTTTTCGTTGGTAATACTAGCTACTCAAAATATGAAGAATGCTATGGGTTCTTTAATTGTGTTAACTGTCGCTATAGGAATAATGGCGGCTGCCATAATCACAATATCAAAACTAGCGCCAGATAAAGCGATATCATCAGCTATAGCTATGTCAGTATTGATGGGTACTTTAGCTCTTAGTATGTTGGCGATTAGCAAGATGAGTGTTAGTGGAGAAAACTTATTATTCGGAATACTTGGAATATTGGCCCTTTGTGTTCCGTTATATTTATTAATAGATGTTTTAAGAAAAATGGATGGAATGTCTAACGCTACTACGAACGCTATTGCACTTGCTTCGTTTATGGGAATATTAGCTCTTGTGCAATTAGCTTGTGCAGCTGCTGGAGCAATTTATTCTATGACTGGTGGCATGGCTATGTTAGGTTTAGTAGGTATGGTTGCATTAGTTGGTACCTTATATTTATTATTGGGCGCTTTAGCAATAATGTCAAATATACCAGATGCTATATCTAATCTGAATGCATTGTCTTCATTCTTAATAACTATGACTGGAGTACTAGTAGCATTAGCTATAGTAGGTCCTTTGGCGTTAGTTGGTGTGCAGGCTTTATCGTCATTAACCGGTTTGATGGTTGCTATGGGTGTACTAGCTGTTGGTATTGGATATTTAATGGATAAAGTACCAAGTATTCAGAAATTCCTTAACACTGGAGTATCGGTATTAATCGGATTAGCTAAAGGGTTAGGCCAAATAGTAGGTGCATTCGTAGGCGGAATATTAAGTGGTATCACTAGTGGATTACCACAAATGGGTTCTGATCTATCGGCATTCATGAATAATGCTGCCGACTTTATAGACGGTGCATCTAAGATAAATCCTAGTATGATGGACGGAGTTAAAGCTCTTGGTGAAGCTATTCTAATACTTACTGGAGCTAATATATTAGAAAGTTTAACTTCATGGTTAACTGGCGGAAGTTCACTTGCTGATTTCGGTGGTGAATTAAAAGGCCTAGGCACAAGTTTAAAAGAGTTTGCAGACAGCCTTGGAACATTTGATGATTCAACAGTTGCTACTGTTAATTGCGCGTCTCAATCAATTAAAGCTTTAGCCGAAGCCGCAGCTGCAATTCCTAACAAAGGTGGATTGTGGGCGTCAATCGTCGGTGAAAATAGTTTAATAGCATTCGGTAGTGAATTACCATTATTAGGTGCTTATCTTAACGGATTTATAACTAATCTTGGTTCATTCGATGAATCTAAAGTTACCGCTGCAGATTGTGCTGGAAGAGCTATTAAAGCGTTAGCGGAAGCAGCTAAAGAGATACCTAATGAAGGTGGATTATGGGGAGCTATAGTTGGTGAAAACGGATTATCAGCATTCGGAAGTAAACTACCTCAATTCGGTACAGATCTTAAAAACTTTATAACTAATCTAGGTACATTCGACGAGTCTAAAATAACAACTGTTAACTGTGCCGGAGAAGCAATTAAAGCCCTTGCTAAGGCAGCTAAAGAGATACCTAATGAGGGTGGTCTATGGGCTAGTATAGTTGGTGATAATAGTTTATCAACATTTGCTGGTCATTTACCAGGTCTTGGCTCAAATATTGCCAAATTCGTAGCAAACCTTGGCACATTCTCTGACGCTCAAGTAGCAAGTATAAATAGCGCATGTGATGCTATCAAGGCGATAGTTAAACTAGGTGAAATAGACATCAAAGATACTGGATCTGAGATGACATCGTTCGGAAACAATATGGTTAAGTTCGGTAAAAAGATAAAAGAATTTGTCGAAAAAATAGACGAAGTTGGCGGAAACGCTATATCTTCTGCTATACATAATATTAAACAAATATTAGAATTAGCAAAAACAGTAGCTGAAACAAATGTATCTAAAATTGGAACGTTGGGCGACTCACTTAAGAAACTTGCTAAGAGCGGCGTTAAATCATTCGTAGACGCTTTAGATGGAGCGACAGCTAAGGCCGATGCTAAGAAAGCAGCTAAGAATTTAATCAAAGCAGCTAATGATGGTGCTGAAAGTAAGAAATCAGATGTTGAGAAGAAGTTTAAATCAGTAGCTCAAGCTGGTGTTAATAAACTATGCACAGATTCATTAAAGAAAGATGCTAAACAAGCTGGTAAAGATTTAGTTATCGGCTTTGCAAATGGTATCAAAAACAACAAGAAATTAGCAGAAGACGCTGGTTCTGAAATTGGTAAAGCTGCGTTGAAAGCAGCCAAGAAAGCTATTGATTCTAATTCACCATCCAAAGAAGCTATGAAATTAGGTAACTACTTTGGTCAAGGATTAGTTATCGGTATTAATGATTATGAATCAAAAACTTATGATGCTGGTTATAGTATAGCGGATCGCGCTAAAGAAGGTTTAAGTAGAGCCATCGCTAAGGTATCATCAATACTTAACAGTGATATGGATACTCAACCTACTATAAGACCAGTATTGGATTTAAGTGAAGTTAAAGATGGAGCTAATAGTTTGAATTCTCTATTCAACAACGGCCCATCTCTTGGAGTGTCTGCAAACTTGAACGCTATAAATTCAAGTATGAAGACAAGAAGTCAAAATGGAGCAAATGATGGCGTTATATCAGCTATCAATAACCTTCGTAGAGATTTAGGCAATGCTCCTCGTGGTGATACGTATAATGTCAACGGAATCACATATGACGATGGAAGCAACATGTCTAATGCAGTTCGTGATTTAATCAGAGCTGCTAAAGTAGAAAGGAGAGTGTAACATTGGCATTAGCAACTTATACAGTTAAAAGAGGGGATTACCTGATTAAAATATGTAGCGGCGGTTGCGGTGCGAATGTTGCCGCAAGTATACCAGGTAATACTGTTTCTGAGAAGTTGAAAAACATCGTTAGAATAAACAGTATAAAAAACCCTGATTTAATATACGTTAATCAGGTGTTGAAACTAAACGAAAATTCATCTAGCTCTGGGTCTGGATCTGGTTCAGGTTCAGGATCAGGATCGGGATCTTCTTCTACAAGTACTAAACCGAATGTGCCAGTAATAGACGCTTTCGGTTTACAAGCACAAGATACTACGGGTAGGGCCATGTATGTAGCATGGTCTTGCTCGCTATCTAATGTTAAAAATTATAAAGTTCAATGGTCTTATTATGCTGATGGACAATGGTTCGTTACAGATCATGAGACAACTTCTGAAGAAGCTATATATTGTAATGATACTTATAGTGCTCCAGATAATGCCTCTAAAGTTAAGGTTAGGGTACTAGCTCAGTCTAAGACTTATACAGACAGTAGTGGAAACGAGAAAGAGTACTTTACAAATAAACCTTGGTCTGCTGAAACGATATATGATTTCAGTGATAACCCACCGTATCCACCAGATGTACCAACAGTTGAGATTGAAGATAATACGCTTACTGTTAGCATAAACAATATAGATGCTGTTGAATTAAACGCTGAAGCCGTTGAATTTGAGATTATTAAAGATAATACATCTAGTTTAGGAGCGTATGCTGCAACAATTAACACAGTATCAAATTATGTGTCATATCAACATACGATCGAACCTGGTTCTGAATATAAGGTTAGAGCTCGTTGTAAGAAAGGATCTAAAGTTAGTACTTGGACCGATTTCTCAAATAATGTAGCAACCGAACCATCAGCACCAGATGAAATAATTACTTGCAAAGCTAACAAATATGAAGACGACACAGTTTCTGCTTATTTAGAGTGGACTGCTGTCAAAAACGCAACTGCATATGAAATTCAGTATACTACAAATAAAAATTACTTTGATGGGTCAGACAGAGTTGAATCTATTACTGATATAAAATTTACTCATTACGAGATAACATCATTGGAGCTTGGAAAAGAGTATTTCTTCAGAGTTAGAGCTACAAATGATAAGGGGGAATCCGATTGGACAGAGATTAAGTCAGTGGTAGTTGGTACTACACCAATCGCACCTACTACTTGGTCATCTACAACCGTAGCTGTTGTCGGAGAACCTTTGAATTTATATTGGGTTCATAACTCAGAAGATAATTCAAGCGAAACATATGCTGAATTAAGATTGTATATAAATGATGAATTACAATCACCTGATATAACAATTAGAAAAGAAGAACAATCAGAAGATCCAGATGATACTAGCGTATATGCGTTAGATACAAATGATTATCCTGAAGGTTCAAAAATAAAGTGGCAGGTTAGAACTGCCGGAGTAACTAAAGTGTACGGCGAATGGTCTGTTCCTAGAATCGTTGATATTTACGCTAAACCATCATTGGCATTAGCTGTAACCACTCAGCCTGAAGGAGCTGGCGATTTAGTCGATATACTAACGTCGTTTCCGTTTTATATTTATGCGTTACCTAGTCCAAAAACACAATATCCTATAGGATACCAGTTAAAGGTAACAGCTAATGAATATTATGAAACAATAGACGAAACTGGCGTAACTAAAATGATTAATAAAGGAGACGACATTTATTCTAAGCACTTCGATACAAATAATGCGTTAATCGTTGAAATGTCAGCGGATAATATCGATATCGAAGCTGATATAGAATATACAATAACTTGCTCCGTTACCATGAATTCTGGTTTAACGGCAGAGACGTCTCATAATTTTACTGCTAACTGGTCAGATACAACATACAACATAAATGCTGACGTAACTATCAATTATGATACTTTAACTGCATTAATTAAACCATATTGCGAAGACGAGAATGGTTCATTAGTTGAAGACATTACTCTATCTGTATATAGAAGAGAATTTGATGGAACGTTAAAAGAATTAGCTAAGAACATTCCTAATACGAATAGTGTCACAATCAGCGACCCACATCCAGCATTGGATTATGCTAGATATAGACTTATAGGTAAAACTACGTCTACCGGAGCTGTAAGTTATTATGAACTACCAGGTGTTAAAGTTGGAGGCGATTCTGTAGTCATCCAATGGAATGAAGATTGGTCTATATTCGACGCTTCTGATGAATATTCAGTATCAGCACCAGCTTGGTCTGGTTCTATGTTGAAAATACCATATAACATTGATGTGTCTGATAGTTACGACATTGATACCGAATTGGTACAATACGCAGGACGAAAACACCCTGTGGCGTACTACGGAACGCAAATAGGATCAAGTGCTACTTGGACGGTCGATATACCTAAATACGACAAGAACCTTTTATACGCTATTCGTAGACTAGCTATATGGACTGGTGACGTGTATGTAAGAGAACCGTCTGGAAGTGGTTATTGGGCTTGTATAGCTGTGTCATTCAGCCAAGCTCACAAGAAAACAACAATACCAGTTACATTTACAATAAAGAGAGTTGAAGGAGGAATCTAATATGGTTAAATGGGCCGAATCGATGCAACAAACATTCGAATATTATACTGTCGATCCGCATACGTGGTGCGACGTTAAAAAACTTGATAATGTGAAATCGTGTAACATTAGTAGAGACGCATCAGCGGAAACACTTGGGTCCGCAACCATTGATGTTACCGAATCAGTAGGTGAATGTTACATAAGAGTTTATCTCGTAACAAATCAAAATGGAGTAACCGAAAGATATCCATTAGGAACCTTCTTGGTTCAAACTCCATCATCTAGTTTTAACGGTAAAATACGTAACGTTTCAATGGACGTATACACGCCGTTATTAGAATTAAAAGAGAAACAGCCACCACTTGGCTACTCACTTTTAGAAGATGCGAATATTATGGAAAACGCATATATGATAACAAGAGAGAATCTAAGAGCACCGGTCGTAAAAGCTGAGTGCTCTGAAGTTCTTTATGGTAATTTCGTATCGAACACTAATGAAAATTGGCTACAATTCTTGAACGATTTAATTGGTAACGCTAATTATGAATTAGCATTGGATGAAATGGGAAGAGTGTTATTTTCACCAAAACAAAACGTGTCATCAATGCAACCAGTATGGACATATGATGATAATAACAGTTCTATCTTATATCCTGATATAGAGATGGAACATGACTTATATGGAATACCAAATGTTGTCGAAGTCGTATATTCTGATGGCAAAAAATATTTCCATTCAAGAGTGGTTAACGATGACCCGAATAGTCCTATATCTACAGTTAATCGTGGTAGAGAAATAATATATAGAGAGACCAGCCCTAATCTAGTTGGTACTCCTACAGAGATGCAATTAAACGAATATGCAGACAATCTGCTTCGTGAGTTATCATCTGTAGAATACACAATAACTTATACGCATGGCTATTGTCCTACACGTTTAGGAGATTGTGTTAGATTAAATTATTCCAGAGCTGGGTTAAAAGACATAAAAGCTAAAGTAATAAGTCAACAAATAACTTGTGCACCTGGCTGCATGGTTACAGAAAAAGCTGTATTTACTACAAAATTATGGAGGTGATAAATAGTGGCTTTATCTAATGATTTAATATCTCAGTTTGTCAAAGTAACACAAGACAAAGAGGAAACTAATAAAGAAACTACCGCTTACGGTAAAATTGTCGTTAGAGACGATAAAGAATATGTCCAACTTGATGGATCAGAACTATTAACACCTATATCATCTACTACTGTAGTACAAGATGGCGATAGAGTAATGGTTACTATAAAGAATCACACAGCTATTGTAACTGGAGATTTTACTAATCCTTCAGCTAGCAATAAAGACGTGACTGAGATTGGTAATCAAATATCTGAATTTGAAATAATTATAGCAGACAAAGTTTCTACAAAACAATTAGAAGCTGAGATTGCTAAAATCGACAAACTAATAACTGATGAAATTACAGCTACGAACGCTAAAATCGAAACTATTGAAGGCAAGGTTGCTAAGATAGATACTATCGAGGCTGGTTTCATTGAAGTTGAAGGAAAGGTTACAGCAAACGAAGCCGAAGTTAAAACTTTAAGAGCTGACATAGCAGATTTCAAAGACGTTACTGCCGAAAGAGTAGATGCTATTGAAGGTAACTTCCATACACTTGAGGCTGATTATGCGGACTTCGAGAAAACTGTAACTAATGAACTTACAGCATATGACGCTACTATAACTAAATTACAAACCGAAAAATTAGATACTAAAACGGCAGAAATTACCTATGCTAACATAGACTTCTCTAATATTGGAGAAGCAGCTGTTGAAAAACTATTCACTGAATCTGGTATTATCAAAGATTTAATAATGAGCGATGGTAAAGTAACTGGGCATTTAGTCGGTGTTACTATTACTGGTGATTTAATCGAAGGTAATACAGTTAAAGCTGATAAATTAGTTATTCAAGGTGAAGACGGTTTGTATTATAAACTGAATGTAAACGCTTTAGGAGAAACTACTGCATCTTCTGATGAAAAGTATCAAAATGGATTAGACGGCTCTATAATTGTAGCCGAATCAATTACTGCTGAAAAGATTGCAGTTGATGATTTAGTTGCTTTCGGAGCTACTATTGGCGGATATCACATCGACACACATTCTTTGTATTCTGGAACTAAAAATTCAGTTTCAAATACTACTAGGGGTGTATTCTTAGGTGATGATGGTCAACTAAATATCGGCGATAGTAATAACTATTTAAAATTATATGACGATAATGGTACTTACAAATTAGAAATACAAGCTAGCAGTATAAAGATTGGTGCTAGTAAGAAAAACATTGTCGTAGAGACAGTCGAGGAATTCTATCAATCAACATCTCCGATTTCTTTATCTGGAGGTTCGTGGAGTAAAGAACAACCTACTTGGTCTAATGGAACTTATATTTGGAGAAGAACCCTTACGACATATAGTGATGGCTCTGAAGTTTATTCCCCCTCAGCAAACGGTGTTTGTATAACTGGTAACACTGGTGCTGCCGGTCCTCAAGGAGAGCAAGGTCCTCAGGGAGAAAAAGGTGCTGACGGTGCGCCTGGATCACAGGGTCCACAAGGAGAAAAAGGAGCAGATGGAGCACCTGGTGAAAAAGGTGAAAAAGGCGATACTGGTCCACAAGGTCCGCAAGGTGAACAAGGAGAAAAAGGAGCCGACGGTGAAAAAGGAGCCGACGGAGCTCAAGGACCGCAGGGCGAACAAGGACCACAAGGAGAGAAGGGCACTGATGGTGCACCTGGTAAAAGCGCTTATCAGATATGGTTAGATGCTGGTAATGTCGGTACTGAAGAAGATTTCTTGAATAGTACAAGACTTACGAAATCTACTGATGGTGATGAGATAACAATCTCGGATGGAACTGGTATAGCTGAATTTATTATTGAAGGTAAGAGCGAGCAAGAAACTAGAAGTGGTAAGAATAAAGTAAATGCTTCGTTAGATGAAACCGTTACTAAAGGGTTAACAAGAAGTGCTGATTTAGGAAGAATATATTTAAATGGAACTGCAACTGGTGAAGACAAATTTCTTTTCGGTAGCACCACATTAGCTCCTGGAACATATACAATGTGTATGGAATTGAAAAGCGGAACCACTGTTGCTATAGGTTTCTATACTTATGTAGGGACTAGTTGGGCACATCTAGGCGGACTTATGTTAAACTCGGGTAATGGATTCAAAAATAGTGTGACATTCACGATCGATGAAGAAACTGTTATAACACCTGGAGTATACGCAGGCACTAACAATGTTTTTGATAATGCCGTATTTGCATATCAAATAGTTAGTGGATCAGATGCTGATTACGATTTCGAACCATACGGAGCAATGCCTAGCCCGGACTATCCTAGTGAAATTAAGAGTGTTGGTTATGAGAATATAATACTGACAAGCGAAGATGATTGGGAACAAGGAACAATTGCTGCAGGAAACAACGAAAATAACACCACTAGATTAAGAACGAAAAATTATATTGAGATAAAAGACAACACCTTATATAATTTTCACTTAGAAAAAACTGTTATTGGGAATATATGGTTTTATGATGAACAAAAAAAAGTTATAAATAATTTGTATGATATGATTTATCAAACTGGAATGAAATCAGTTGAATTTACTACCCCAAAGAACACAAAATATTATAAAGTAGTTATTAGATACGAAGATAATTCAGTTATAACATCACAGACAATAAGTGAAATAAAACCAATGTTAGAAAAAGGTGACACAGCACATCCGTATGTTCCATATGGTAAAACTGGCGTTGAAGTTATTAGTAGAGGTAAGAACTTATTAAATTCTCCTTATACGGTGGACCACAAATTAACTAACACCGCGACTAGAGATGATTATTTCACAGTTATAAATTGCTACGTTGAATTAGAAGCTGGTAAAACTTATACTTTTGATGTAGAAACAGACGGTGAATATGGTACCGGTACAACTGATACTGTAGAAGTTCTTCTATTAAAAGAACCTGACTACTCATACTATATCACTATGCGAAGTAAAACGTATACTTTTGTTGCGGAAAAAAGTGGTAGATTTAATGTTAGATACGATATTAATAAAAACGGCGCAACTCATTCTTTTTGGAATTTTTATATAGCCGAAGAAAATTCATTTAGCGGTTTCGAACCATATCGTGGTTATTCAACAGTACTAGAACTAGATGAACCTTTAAGATCTTTACCAAATGGCGTAAAAGACGTGGCTTACATTCAAAATGGAAAATTACGTGTTGAGAGAAGGGTCGGTAGTACTATATTTAATGGTGATGAAAGTTGGACAAGAGGTCTTGTTGACAATGAATATTATTTCTATGTTAACTTGCCAAATTCCATCGACGCAACAGATGTAAATACCAAAATATTATCAAATTATTTTACATCATATAAGAATAATACTAAAGACGGTTTTTACCACTATAGAAATAATGTAATAATATTTAATCATAATATTACAAATACATTGAGTGAATTCAAATCCTGGTTATCAGAACACGATACGGAAGTTATCTACGAATTAGTAACACCAATAACTGACGAATATGACATTCTAATAAACCTTCCAATAGAGGAATCCAAAACGAATGTTTATTACGTAAATAATCAACCAGTACCGCACATCTATTGTACTTATTATACAGAATACGGCAAAGCAATTGCCGATCTTGAAAACAACGTAAACAATACTATAAACAAAAATACAGAAAACTTTAATCAAGTATTATTGGATCAAAGAACGCAAATTCTATCAGATACAGAAGCAATTATATTAAATGCTACATCTGAATATTTGAAAACTGGGGACTTTGATGCTTATAAAGAAACTATAACCGGTCAACTTAAAGTTATGTCGGATACTATATCATTGAATTTCAAAAAGAATTCGGACGATATAACTGATCTACAAAAGACTACAACTGACGAGTTTGCGACTATTAAAAAATACTTCGATTTCAGTGCTGACGGGTTAACTATAGGTAGTGGCGAAAGCGCTATTAAATTAACCATTGACAATGACGAAGGTATTATCTTTACAAAAAACGGAGAACAATTTGGTTATTGGGATGGTAATGACTTCTACACTGGTAACATTGTAGTAAGAACAAACGAAAGAGCACAGTTTGGTGCATATGCATATATACCAAGATCTGATAAATCATTAATGTTCTTGAAAGTTAAATAAAAGGAGGTGTTATAAATGGCAAGTGGTTCATTTAGTAATAAAAAAGGTGGATACTCGATAATAACAGAATGGACATCAACAACGAATACGTTGGAAAATACATCCACTGTTGTTTGTACACACAAATTCAAATGTTCAAGTGGATGGGCATTATATGTTGGTTCTAGAAAAGTAACTTGTACTGTAGGTAGCGACACCAAAAGTTTTAATACTAGTAAACTTTCATCAGACGGTGGGACAACCGTTACGATAGGTGAAACGACACATATTGTTCCGCATAATGCCGATGGAACTATGTCGGTAAGTGCTAGTACCACATGTAAATTACAAGCCGACATTGGCTCAAATGGTAGTACGACTTGGTATGAAGAAGTTAAGGCGACAACAACAATGACTTTAGACGATATACCAAGAGCGTCTACACTTACCGCTTACGACGGTGTTCTTGGTGTAACTCAAACTGTAAATATTAACAAAGAAGTAAATGAGTTCGTACATACTATCGATTGGGCATGCGGAACTATGAGTGGTAATGTGGTAACTAAAACAGACGCTTATTGGGCTGATTGGAAACCACCGTACGAATTAGCATCTCAGAATACAACGGGTTCTAGTGTATCAGTAACATATACGATTACAACATATCTTAACGATGAACTCATAGGAACTTCAACAACATCTGCTGTATATACAATACCAGATGAAGTAGCTCCTAAAGTAGAATTATCTGTATCGGATGCTATGGGTTATGAACAACCTTATGGTGGGTACATTCAAGGCTTATCTAAATTTAAGGTAGATGTAACAGCTACCCCAATGTTTGATTCACCTATAGCTTCATATGTTACAACCGCAAATGGAACAACATATAATTCTGCATCATTTGTAACCGATGCTATAAAGAATTCTGGAGAATCGGTTATATCAACAACTGTAACTGACCAGAGAAGACATAGTAGGAATAGGTATACTACAAAAAATGTTTTACCATACAGTAAACCAACACTTAAATTATCTGTAGCTAGATGCGATCAAAATGGAGTGGAAGACAACCAGGGCGATTATATGAGAATTAAATATTCTTGTAGCATCACACCTTTGAACAATAAAAACACTCTAACATCAGTTATAAAATACAAACAATCATCTAGTAATACATATAATTCTATGATTGATACATATGCCAATTTATTCGATATAAACAATCATATAGAATTAGTTGACTTATATCATAATTTCGAAAATGGAGCCGTATATGAAGCAGCCGGTTACTACAGTTTTAGAATACCAGTTAAACCGAATACCACATACGTAACGAGCTCAAATGTTGGAGTGTCAGAATATAATAATTTAGTGTTTTACGATGGTAGTATGAATTATTTAGGAGGTAGTCCCTATAACACTGCCGATAAGGTATTCACTACTCCAGCGAATACATACTTCATAACATTAGCAGTGCCAACTACATATTCGTGGTTTCAATTAGAGGAAGGCAATATCGTCCATCCATACATAGCATTCGGAACAACACCAATATCTTATACTGACAGAGTTGTAGTTATTCCAGCAGACGCTGGTTCATCATATGATATTGAATTAGATATATCTGATAACTTTAGTATAGTAACTAAGAAAACAAGCGTGTCTACAGCATTTACATTTCACCACTATAAAGGACCTAACGTTGAAGGAGAGGGTAAAAATCTATTTAAACCAACACTGACTAATAATGGATCTGGTATCAATTCAGCTAACGCCATAACTGAACTAAATAATGACGTTTTCAAATTAACTGCTACTGGATGGGATATGTATTTTGGTGAGGTTACAAATCCGGGAGAGACATATTCTGAACACAAAGGCGTGTTAATAGACGTTTCTAAATTATCACATGTAACATTCAGTTTATCTAATAGTCAATTCAATAATAATTACCTAACTCGTTATGACGCAAATAAAAAATCACTAGGTTTCTTGCATTACGGAGCACATAAAGGAACGTATACAGTTGAGACGAACGCTAAATACATATCGTTCCGATTCGGCCTTGGTGGCGCAAATGGACAATCTTATTCGACAACTGTTCAAATTGAATCAGGTGACGTCGCAACTGATTATGAACCTTACATACCGGCATTCGCAGCAAGTATGGGTCTTGGCAAATTGGCCGAACTTGAAGGCGGATTAGATATTGGTTTCAAAACCAGAGTTGAACATGGTTTTGTTGCACCAGTATTAAAACCAGAAACAGATTTAAACAATGTAATAGAACCGAATTTCTATGCTGGTGCTGACGCCAATGCAAACAAATACGCAAATTGTCCAGTATCATATGGTACATTCCATCTAGAGGTTATTTCAGCTGGTGCAGACGGACAACTATTACAAAGAATTAAAGAATGTACAAAAGATATACACACTCCAGAATACACTAGATATTCTTATGGCGATGGATACTGGGGAGCTTGGATGAAAACATTCGATCGAAGCGATCTAAAAAGCGCATTACTTGATTTGGTATATCCAATAAATTCGATTTATATAAGTGTTAACGGCACTTATCCAGGAGATCTATTCGGCGGTACTTGGGAACAAATTCAAGACACATTCCTATTAGCTGCTGGTAGCACATACGGAGCTGGTACAACCGGTGGTGAAGCGGAACACGTATTAACAGTTGCGGAATTACCTAAACACGGTCACCCTCAAAACTATGCTGGTGGAAACTCCGGTTCAATTAACAGAGCTGTAACAACAAACACAACTGGTGGTAGTATGCTTGGGGATGCTATTCATGGTAAAAGCCATGGATCAAAGATGGCTGCTCAATACGCATATGTTCAGCCTGAAAATCCAGCTTTGATTATAGGTACGGGTCGAATTGGTAACGATGTCGCACATAATAACATGCCGCCATATTTAGCTGTATATGTATGGAAAAGAATCAGTTAAAAGGAGGAATTCAAAATGGCTTTAAAAAAAGATATTACTCTTAATAATGGAATAGTAGTATCCTACCATAGAGTTGTTAGTATAACTAACTCGATTAATCTATACACAATGATTGAGGTAGGTTCATATCTAAGCGAAGAATTCAGACAAAAAGAAAAAGAATGGTATAAAAACAATAAAGACGGGTATTTCGATGTTTTTATGAATACTACTTATCATCAAATGGAATACAATAAAGAAATAAACGTTGATAATGTTTACGAATATTTGAAGACTTTAGATATCTTCGAAGGTTCGGAAGACGTTTTCGAAACAATAGAATTAACACAAGAAGAGACTCCTGAAGAGTCTACAAATAATGAAGAAAATTAAGGAGGAAATTCAAAATGGAATTTTTAGATTTAAATGTGTTACAAGAACACTTTGTATTAGTAGTTGTGGTAGCTTGCTTGGTGGTTGGTTATATCATCAAACATGCTACCTTTTTTAAATGGATAAATAATAACGATATTCCAGTTATACTAGGAGTATTCGGTGCTGTAGTTAATGCTATAGTAAGTGGTTTATCAGTGGAATCAGTTGTGTATGGAGCTGTTATGGGGTTAGCTTCAACTGGTTTACACCAAGCATTCAAAAAATACGTAGAAAAGAGTAACTAAAAAATGGCGCAAGTGAGTGAAATTATAATACATATAGTGGATATAGCGTTGCCAGTAATTTTAGGTTATGTCGTATGGTTACTAAAAGAAGAGAGAAAAGAACGTAATGCGACTAATCTTGGGATGAAAGAAATTCTTGGATATATGATTGATCGTTGGCATGAGGAGTTTCTACTTCAAGGATATGTTACAACAGATCAACGTAATACATTCGACGATGTGTATAAGGCATACGCTGCTAACAAAGGAAATGGAGCTCGTAAAGCCAAATGGGAAGAGATACAAAAAATGCACATCGATGATACCAAGAGTGGAATTAGTCCATACTTGAAACTAGTTATCGAGAATCAAGAAAAGAACAAATGCAAGCATAAGACAAAACCAAGAACAAAACAAACAAACAAAAACGAAGAATAAGGGCGTGTCATTGCGACATACCCTCTTCTTTTTACGTTGGTATCAATTAGTGCCCTATGAATCAGGGTCTAAAAGACCCCTATGTTAATTATACTTTAGTTTTACTTGTATCTTATACTGTGGTGTGTAGTATTGCATACCTTTTGATGTATCAATATTATATTTTTCAGAGTTCTCTTTTGTTATTCGAACAGTTGGTCCTCGTTCGTATTCGATTCTATCAATTATATTTTTAAGGAACTGATTTTTAATCTTAGCGTCGATATCCGGGTTCTCTAACGCTTCTAGTGCGTCCTTAAATTTTACTATTTCTTCCTTGTAATCTATTTGTTTGGGCATTGATCCTTTCGCCTTCGACAAAGCTTTCTTTACTTCTTCTTTCTCTGATAATAATTTCTCATTTAATATTTTAAATACATGAGCTGGTAATCGTACGTTTGGATCTGGATTATACTGACCTTCCCACTGTGATATTTCTTTAGCTTCAAGTTCTTTTAATTTCTTTTCTAAACGTTCTACCAGGTCTTTGTGAAGTTTGAACGAATCGTCTTGATCTTTATCAATTCTCAATTCAAAATCACTAATACATTCTTTGATAATGTTACATACGTTATTATATATTTCATGAAATTCTACAGAACCGGTTTTACAATGAAATTGATTGTTACATACTAATTTCGGAGGAGCATATTCTACACCATCACGTCTATATGTGTTATAACCAATCTTCGCTCCACATTTACAATACATAATACCACTTAATGGATTCTTCAAAGATAGATTTCTTTTCGTTCTATGACGCTTACCTCTTATTTCAGCAGCTTTATAAAACAGCTCTTCTGATATTATTCCGTCGTGCTTTCCTTCGAATATTAAGTATTCGTCTATTTTAGCCTTAGGACGTAATACTCTTATTTCTTGATCTTCGATTATCTTTATAGTCTTTCTCCAATTCCATCGAACGCAACCTATATAATGAACATTCTCAAGCATCGAGAAAATATTAAATGGACGCCAGTTGGTGTTACCAGACTTTGTTTTAATACCAAGCTCTTCTAATCTTCTACATATAGCAGTCACACCAATATCTTCTGTACAATACCAATTAAATACCATACGTACGACATCTGCTTCATTCTTCTTTTCGATCAGTGTATATCTAGTCTGTTTATCTTCAACTATAGCAATTCTATCAAATCCGTACGGAGCCACCGAACCAACGTAGTTGCCAGCCTTAACACTAGCTAGTTTACCCCTTGCCTGGATCTTCTTAAAATACTCTAGATATTCGTTACCTCTTTTTAACTCCCTTTCAAAAGCATCCCTATCATATTCGTCTCTTAAGTCATATATCTTATAAGGAGTAATTACGTACGTATTTGTGTATCGCAATATCTTTATAAGTCTACCAGCGTCTTCAAGATCACCCCGACTTAACCTCTGCACATCGACTACTATTATTGCTTTGATCGATGGACTTTCAATAGCTTTTAATAATCGTAACATCTCAGGTCGACTATCTAACGATTCGCCACTTCCTATTTCTCTATATTTATTCTTATCTGGTATAGGCCCACCTAAATGTTTTGTCGCATATTCTTCTATTATCTTATCGTGAGTTTCTAAAACCTCCTCAATGGATAGAAGTGGATCATCCGATCTAGACTTCCTCCCATAGTCCAGTGTTTCGTAGTTGTAAAACTTAGGATATTCTTTATACATGTTATATTTCTCCTCCTTTGTACCCACTTTACAAGAATATAGCCGAAATTGCAAATGGTTTGATATTTTAATCTAGATTTAAAATTACGTGAAAACCGTACGTAGGTGACAATAATATTTATTATATTAAAATAGTTATAAACGTCCCGGTGTTGTAAAGAGGTGAATATGAATAAAGTATATGAGTATCAAAATGGAACTATTTATGTGACATTACCGACGTCTTGTGATCGGGAATCACTAAAACAAGTAACTGAAGAATTTCTTAAAAAAGTAATAAGTGAGGAAAATAAACATGACAACATTAATACGTCCAGAGATATCAGAGAAAAATAAATATTACATCGACAAACATCGTTACTACGAACTTAAACATTTCTGTTTACAATACAAGGAATGGAAGAAAGCGTACGCATTATGTAATGAGTCTATTATATTTGCATCCAATCTGAGTGCATTGACCCCTGGTAATACTCAATCCGATTTGACTTCTAAATATGCATTGAAGAGGGTATATTATGGAGATCGAATCAAACTCATAGAAGAAACAGTAAAACAAGCAGACGAATATTTGTATCCATATTTATTGAAAGCTGTGACTGAAGGTCTATCTTATACGTATCTTAAAGCTAGATTAGAAATACCTTGTAGCAGGGATATGTACTACGATAGATACCGACGATTCTTCTGGTTGCTAAGTAAGGAGCGCGATTGATCTCGCGAAAATTACAAGGTCTATAGTGAAAGAAGGAGTGAAAAATGAAAATATTAGATTTTATTATGGGGATTATTTGTGTTACAGGTTGCACAGTTATATTTATGATTATGAGTTTGGTTATGTATATGATGACACTATGGTATGTGTTGTATTTATGTATCAGACGTAAAGGAAAATTCAAAACTGAGATCAACGAATTAAACAGAACATTTATAGAAAACATTAAATACTATTTTCATAAATACTTATAGGAGTCTGAATAAGACTCTTTTATTTTTCGCGCAAAAAACAGTTGCTGTAATGAAGGAGATGATAATATGGAAAAAAGAAGATTCGTAACATTAATTAGAGAGGATCATAAGTTAGGAGGTAACGTCTACGTAGAAGGTAGAGTAACCGGAATGGCATACGTGATATGTGAGGTGTATAATACAATCCCACATGGTCATGGACATTGCGATGAAGGTATGGTATTTATACTAGATTGTACCAAGGAGCAATATGAACGTTTTATCGAATTAACAGAAGAAGCTTATCCAGGATTATGTAAATTTTATTATGAAGGGTCTGAATAAGACTCTTTTATTTTTCGCGTAAATTACAGAGTCTATAGTGAAGAAGGAAGGAGATATTATGAGAAGAATTATAGGAATTTTATTACTTATTATGGACTTAACAATATTGCCAGCATTATTAGCATATTACATATTATTAAGTATGGATTTAATGTACGGATGTGCTATGGATAAGGGCAACTTCAAAATGGAGTTCAAAGATTTTAATAAGCAAGTTAAAGATAATATCATAGATAGAATTGAGACGCATAAAGAGCGTATTTTAGAGGTTTAAGGAAACTTAGACTTCTGATTTTCATCACGTAGGTTACTAGTAAGGGTGATAACTTACTAGAGTACCATATATAAGAAAGGAGGCAACATGCCATTTATATTTTTGGCTATAGGATTTGCATTGGGGTGCACAATTACCTTACTAATTAATTCTCGATGCAAAATTCATGGGTTTGTAGAAGTGGATCATAACACCAGAGAGTGCAGATTTCACTTATCTAGCGGTGAACTCTCAGATCGCAAGAGTAAAAAGGCAGTCTTTGAGATTAGACACGATGTTGAAGTTTCGCGAGAAGAACAAGGACTATAATGGGGGTATGTATAAAACTTATTTTTAGGAGGATAACAATATGAAAAGAATTACAGAAACCTTATGGGCAGACTACGAGAAGGTGAGTGGTCAAATTGGAACGTGTACTGAGAAAGATGAAGGGTACAAGTTATTACTAGAAGAAAGAGACAAGTTAAGAAACGAATTACTTAAATTGGAACAGACTTCTATCGAGGCAGATTTAAAGAAACATCAAATGGAAAATGAAGTTAAAATTAAGGAGGCACAGATAGAGGCTGAGAACAAACGAGAGAAAATTCGTAATCAGATAACTATTGGAACTTTCGCAGTATCAACTGGTGTCAGCATCTACGCTATAGTACGTACGTTTAGATTCGATCAGACATCTACCGTAACTAGCACATTAGGGAGGAATATTCTTAGCGGTGTAGTACCGAAAATATTTAAGCGTTAATACAAACTCTGAGGGAAGTATCTTGATTGATACTTTTCTTTTTCATTTTTAGGGAGAAACAATGAGATATCATCATGAAATACCAAAACGTTATAGTTCAATGTATGGAGAAGTGTACATATGCGACCATCCAGTTTATGAGAGATGTACATTATTCAAAATAGGAAATAGAGGGTTAGCAATAATACAACAAAGGTTTAACATGCATACAAAGGCCACTCGATGGACAGATATAGACCCCTGGTTAACGGACACTTTATATTTACACGAGCGATTCAAAGATTTCTTTGACGAGCGTTCTGGTGAATGTACAGACGGTCTATACCCAACTGTCACAATAAGACAAATAATGTGGGCCTTAAAAATGAAACCGATAAAAAGAGAAAGATGGGAAACCTGCTTTGATAGACGATTGATTTAATTCGCGTAAAAAACGCTTCCTATAATGAGAAATATTTAAGGAGGTAAACATGAAAAAATCAAAATGTATAATACTTGTTATAATAGGCGCTATCATAGCAGGGTTAGTGTGTGCGATTAAAAAAAGATGGAAATAAATATTTCAAAATGGGGACTTCGGTCTCTTATTTTTTCGCGAAAAAAACACCTTCTATAATGAAGAAGGAGATGATTAAATAATGATTTTATTTACAATTTTAGCATTAATATTAATAATATTATTGGTTATTACAGTTGTTATAACTAGTGTTGTAGGAGCTGGAGCACTGATAGTATTTGGTGATGTTATTGTATTAATTATCATATTAGGATGGTTAATCAAAAAGTTATTTTTTAGAAAGAAGTAAGGTGTTTAATTACACTTTACTTTTTGTCTTCGCGAAAAATACAAGGGCTATAATGAAGAGGAAAATATGAGGCTATTCTCTAAGCCGAAAGTAAAGAAGATTTTACAAATATTGTCCTCTTCAATTTTGAAAAGAAAGGAGATACAAAGTTATGAACAAATTAGAATTATTTCTAAAAAGAAATTCGTCAACAATTCTTACAGTTATAGGGGCTACTGGAGTTGTTGCGACAGCGGTATTGTCTGCTAAAGCAGTGCCGAAAGCAATTAAGTTGCTAGACGAAGCGCGTAATAAAAAGGGCGATACATTAACTACTACTGAGAAAATTAAAGCAACGTGGACAGCGTATGTTCCAGCGGTAATAACTGGAGCGTCTACAATTGCTTGTATTTTTGGTATTAATTATTTAAGCGTCAAGAACCAAGCTTCGTTAATGTCAGCTTATGCTTTATTGGATAATACGTACAAAGAATATCGTAACGCTGCTAAGAATGTATATGGCGATGATGCTGACGCTAAAATAAAGTCGGAAATCGTCAAAATGAACGTAGAAGATATGGATCTTCCAACTGGGACTATATTGTTCTTTGATTTTCAATCTATGAGACATTTCATATCGACTATTGAAAAAGTAGAACAAGCCGAATACGATTTTCTAGACATATTACATCGAAGAGGGTATGCAACAATGAACGAATACTATGCATTATTAGGTCTTCCTCCAGTCGACTTTGGAGATAGACTTGGATGGATTGATTCAGAGCATATCGGACCTTATGGTTGCGAGGAACTGGAATTCTATTATGAACAAACCATAATGAAGAACGGCATGCAATGTTGTACGATCGATGTAAACTTGCCACCATCATCGGAATTGATATTCTAATATACGTACGTGGGTGACGCGAAATCGTATTATCGTATTATTCGCGGAGATTACAGAGGCTATAGTGAAAGGAGACAAAAACTGTGAAAAAAATTAATGTAGTAAAAGTAGCTAAAGGCGCAGGAATGCTATTAAGCATCGGAGGGATGATACTAGCATCTTGGGTTGGAAGTAAAGAAAACGAAGAGACATTACAAAAGTTAGTCGACGAAAAAATTAAAAAATAAAAATATTGAGGGATCTTAAAACAAGGTCTCTCTTTATTTTTGTAAAAATGAAAGGAGAATCAAAATGAATGCGAAACTAACAAATTTCGTAAAATCAACAAAGGGCTTTTTGACAAAACATAGTCCTGAAATTCTTACCGGAATCGGTATTGCCGGTATGATCACCTCTACAGTATTGGCTGTCAAAGCTACACCAAAAGCACTTCAATTAATAGAAGACGCAAAAGGTTATGGGGAACTAAGATGCGACGAATTACCTATAAAAACAGTAATTAAAGTAGCATGGAAACCATACATACCAGCGGTTGTAACTGGTGTAGCATCTATTTCTTGTATTATTGGGGCAAGTTCGATCAGCGCTAAACGTAATGCGGCATTAGCAACAGCTTACAAGATCTCAGAAAAAGCATTAGTACGCTACAGAGACAAAGTTATAGAAACCATTGGCGAGAAAAAAGAGAAAGAAATTAAACAAAAAATCGCTCAAGATGAGGTTGACAAGAACCCTGTGTCTAAAACACCAGTGTATGTAACCACAAAAGGTAATACGTTGTTCAGAGACGAGATATCTGGTAGATATTTTAGATCAGATCTTGATGCGATTAGAAAGACTATTAATGAACTTAATAGAGAAATGACGTATCAAAATTATATTTCTTTAGATGAGTTATATAATAGACTAGGTTTGGAACCAATTAAGAACAGTAGTCGTTTAGGTTGGAACCTTGACGATGGTTTAATTGAGTTAGAACTTAGCACATGTCTATCAGACGAGGAAGAACCTTGTATTGTTATAGATTATAGCGTAGCACCTAAATACGAATTTGATAGATTAGGTTAATTCGCGAAAAATACAAAGACTGTAATGAAGAAAAAATATTCTTCAGAAAGAGAGGAAAAATTATTATGGAAAACAATTATGAAACAAACAACGTTTGTACAAGCAATTCTAACGGAGGTAAAGTTGCTGGATTAGTACTTGGAGCTATTGGAGTTCTAGGTGGTATCGCAGCTGCTGTAATCTACAAAAAGAAGAAAGCTCAAAACAAAGTTGAAGAAGCAGATGTTGAAGATAATGAAGAACAAGACGAAGAATAAAAATAATGGGGAGGTATCTCGTGATACTTCTCTTTTTATTTTTTACAATACCAAAGAAAGGATAAATAGAAATGAATGATTATAAACCAAATTCAAATCGCTTTAAAGAAGAACAAAAGAACAATAAAGAGCGTGAGAAAAAAGTAGAAAAAGTTGTAACTGGTAAAGTTATCACTAAGAAAAAAAGTGCACTTAGTAAAATCGCTGATGAGTTTATTTCAGAAGACGCTAAAAATGTTAAGTCTTATATTTTAGGTGAGGTGCTTATACCAGCAATTAAGAAAGCAGTTTCGGATATCGTAACTGATGGTATCGATATGATTCTTTATGGAGGGGCAAGAAAAGGCGGAAGACGCTCATCTGCAGATAGAGTTTCGTATAGAAGCTATTCAGATTATGATAGACCTAGAGATAATCGTTCTACAGTTTCTAGACGTTCATATGACGACATCATTCTAGATAGTCGTGGGGAAGCTGAAGAAGTATTAATGAGAATGGACGAATTGATGGATACGTACGGTCTTGTGCGTGTCGCTGATTTATACGACCTAGTTGGTATTACTGGGGACTACACTGACAATAAATACGGATGGACAAATATTCGTAATGCAGAAATTGTTCGTGTAAGAGAAGGTTATGCTATTAAAATGCCTAGAGCAATACCTATAGATTAAAAAGAAAAGGAGAAAATAAAATATGAAAACAGAATTTATGATAAAAGCCAGCAGATTCTTTAATAATGCTGGTTTAAAAATTAAAAAACATAGTCCTGAAATTCTAATGGTTGCTGGTATCGCTGGTACTGTCACAAGTACAGTAATGGCTTGTAAAGCTACTACAAAAGCAACAGCACTATTGGAAGAAGCTAAGGAAGAGATCAAGGCTATTCATACCGTTGTTGAAAACAAGGATGAATATTCAGAAAAAGATCTACAACAAGCTTTAACTATGTCTTATGCTCAAACTGGAGTTAAATTATTAAGATTGTATGCACCTGCAATTATACTTGGTACATTATCAATTACAAGTATTGTAGCTGGACACAATATTCTTAAGAAAAGAAACATTGCATTAGCGGCAGCCTATGCAGTTGTTGATAGAGGATTTAAAGACTATCGTAAGAACGTAGTTGAACGTTTTGGTGAAGAATTAGATAAAGAACTTCGTTACGGAATTAAGGCAAAAGAATTCGAAGAAGTAGTAGTGGATAAAAATGGTAAAGAAAAAGTTGAAAAGACTACAGTAAATGTAGTAAACCCAGAACTTAACGTTAGTGAATATGCTAAATTTTATGATGACGGAAACAAAGGATGGGAAAAAGATCCTGAACTTAATTTAATGTTTTTAAGACATCAACAACAATATGCGAACGATTTACTTCGTGCTAAAGGACATTTATTCTTAAACGAAGTATATGACTTATTGGGTATTCCAAGAACAAAAGCTGGTCAAGTTGTAGGATGGATTTATGATGAAAAACATCCAGAAGGAGACAACTACGTTGATTTTGGAATTTACGATATGAATAGAGAAAGTTGTAGAAACTTCGTTAATGGGTACGAACGAACTATTCTTTTAGATTTTAACGTAGACGGACCTATTTTAGATTTGATCTAATTGAATAGAAAGGGGTAAATATGGAAACTGGACGAGATTTAATTATTTATATTTTGAAGAATAATTTAGAGGACGCTCAAATATTCGAAAATGGTAAATTATTAGGTTTTATGACTATCGAAGAGGCAGCTGTAAAGTTTGGATATGGTATAGGAACCATCAAGGCCTGGGTTCAACTAAACCACACATCATGCCTTAAAATAGGAGATATGATATTTATTCCAATGGATGCTGAGATTTAATCAGTAAGGAGGATAGAACAAAGAACTATGAATAAAGTAATTGCATTCGTGTTAGGAGCGGCTGCTGGGTCGTTTATAACATGGAAGCTTGTTGAGAAAAAATACAAGCAAATAGCAGACGAAGAAATAGAGTCTGTTATTGAACAATTTAAAAATAGAGAAAGAGCTGCTAGTGGTCTTACTGTTGGTACAGCAGGACTAAATTCACTTGAAGCATCTGATGATGTCGAAAGCGAAATAGAAGTAGCTGAATATAAGAATCTTGTAGGTGATTCAGGATATTCTGTAGAAGACGAACCTGCTGATGATTCGGTAATTGAAGTAGAAGTTGGCGATGATACATTCAAGCCATACGTAATAGCACCTGAAGAATTTGGAGAGAGTGATTTATATGACTCTAAATCTTGGACATATTACGCTGATTTTGTATTGACGGATGAAGAAGGGGAAATTATAAGCGATCCGGAGAGTATTATAGGTGATGCTTTATCACATTTTGGTGATTATGAGGATGATTCTGTTTATGTAAGAAACGAAGTTACAGAATGTGATTATGAAATATTAAAACATGACAAAACGTTTAGTGAAGTCAACGGGAGAGTAATGGATGTCGAAACTTACTAACGACAAAATCAAAGATGACTATTTTGATTGGTTATATGATTATGTTTGTAAAGGAAGAGCACACAGTAATACGTCTTATAGAAAAATATTTATATTCTTACACCAAACAGAATTTACATTCTCAATTAGAAACGATGTAAACAGAGCTAGAGATGGGATTGATCTAAGATATAGATACGCTATGGAAATCAATGATGAGAGCGTACTTTCTATCTTAGACGAGCCTTGTAGCGTTCTGGAGATGATGGTGGCGTTAGCGATACGCTGCGAAGAGTCAATTATGGACAACACTGGATACGGAGATAGAACAGGCCAATGGTTCTGGGAAATGATGTATAATTTAGGTATTGGCAACATGTTTGACGAACGTTATAACGAGCGTATCGCAGAACACCTAATAAATCGTTTCTTAAACAGAGAATATAGTGCTGATGGTGATGGCGGACTATTCTATATCAGAAACTGTGAATATGATTTGAGAGAAATGGAAATATGGACTCAACTTTGCTGGTATTTAGATAAGTTCGAATAACAAAGAAGGGAGAATACGATGAAAATAGTAATAAATGGAAATGACAATGTATTAGATGAGATTAGAAAAAAGTACAAATTAGAATTTATTTTAGTGGGAATCGCATTGTATGCGGTTGGAAGAAAGATATCAAAGCGTGAAAAAGAAATTACTAGACTTACTAATGAATTAGAGGAGTTGAAGTCGAAAGGAGAATAACGGATATGGTGGATTTTTTAATCATATCGACACGTAATACAAAGAGCGGTGTGGACATATATCCTAAATTTAGACTGTATCCTAAATCTCAAGATTTGATGATTAGAGGCGGTGATTTCTATGCAGTATGGATTGAAGAACTTGGATTGTGGTCAACTAACGAAGATGACGCGTTATCCATAATAGATTCAGAGTTAACCAAATATGCTGAGAAATACAAAATAGAACATCCTGAAGCTCATGTAAACATACTTTACAGCTGGGATTCTACTAGTGGGACAATCGATGATTGGCATAAATATTGTCAAAGGCAAAAAAGAGATTCGTTCGAAATGTTAGATGAATCATTGATATTTTCGAACACAGTGACTACGAAGAAAGACTACGCTAGTAGAAGACTAGACTATCCACTTGAGAAAGGTAGCATATCAGCTTATGATAAAATAATATCTACCTTATATACTCCAGAGGAAAGACATAAATTAGAATGGGCTATAGGATCTATTGTTACTGGTGATTCAAAAACAATCCAGAAGTTTCTTGTATTGTATGGTGCAGCAGGAACTGGTAAGTCAACTATTTTAAATATTATTCAACAATTATTTGAGGGTTATTATTCGGTATTCGATGCGAAAGCATTGGGTTCGGCTAATAACTCTTTTGCGTTGGAAGCATTTAAGTCTAATCCACTTGTGGCTATTCAACACGATGGTGATTTATCGAGAATCGAAGATAACACTAGACTTAACAGTTTGGTTTCACACGAGCTTATGACTGTTAATGAAAAGTTCAAATCAACATATGCGAATAGATTTAAATGTTTCTTATTTATGGGTACAAACAAGCCGGTAAAGATTACGGACGGTAAATCTGGTCTTATACGAAGATTAATTGACGTAACGCCATCAGGTAACAAACTACCGGCAAACGAGTATAAAAGGTTAGTTAAACAAGTCGAATTCGAACTTGGAGCGATAGCTTGGCATTGTAAAGAAGTATATTTAGAAAATCCGAGCGCTTATGACCATTATACACCTACTGCGATGATGGGAGCTTCGAACGACTTTTATAACTTCGTTGTCGATGCGTATCATGTATTTAAGAAGGAAGACGGTACTACTTTGAAAGCAGCTTGGGAAATGTATAAGAACTATTGTGATGATGCAAAGGTTCCTTATCCATTATCTCAAAGAGCGTTCAAGGAAGAACTTAAAAACTACTTCAAAGAATACAATGATAGGTTTAATATGGATGACGGAACAAGAACTAGAAGTTATTACAGTTCTTTCAGGACTGATATTTTCGAAACTGAAAAAACGCCGAGGGGTAAAAATGAGAAAAACATTTCTACAGCACTTATAGAGTTTGAGGAACAAGAGTCTATATTTGATAAGGAATGTAGTGATTGTCCTGCGCAGTACGCATCAGCAAAAGAAACACCAAGTAAGAAGTGGGATGATGTTAAAACAACATTACAGAGTTTAAACACAGCCAGAACACATTATGTAAAGATACCGGAAAATCATATAGTTATCGATTTCGATATTAAAGATGAGAACGGTAATAAATCATTTGAAAAGAATCTAGAAGAGGCTAGTAAATGGCCAGCTACGTACGCAGAGCTATCGAAAAGTGGAAACGGTATACATCTTCATTATATTTATAATGGAGACATCACAAAGCTTAGTAGAGTGTACGCAGATAGTATAGAGATAAAGGTATTCACCGGAAAAAGCTCACTTCGTAGGAGATTGTCAAAATGTAATAATCTACCTATCAAAACTATTAGTTCGGGTTTACCTACGAAAGGAGAAAAAAAGATGGTGAGCGCAAATGTAATAAAAAGCGAAAAAGGTCTTAGACAAATGGTGAAACGAAATATGGATAAAGAGTTTCATCCTGGGACAAAACCAAGTATCGACTTTATCTACAAGATATTAGAAGATGCTTACGAACAAGGTATGAAATATGACCTTACTGATATGAAAAATGAAATATATGCATTTGCTATGAACAGTACAAATCAATCAGACTATTGTATTAAATTAGTAAGCAAAATGCACTTCAAATCCGAAGAACCGTCAGTTCCAGTAGAAGCAGAAAACGAATCTATTATATTTTGGGACTGTGAAGTATTTCCTAACTTATTCTTAGTTAACTGGAAATTACAAGGTGAAGGAAATCCGATTGTTAGAATGATCAATCCGACGCCTACTGATGTAGAAGAACTAACTCATTATAGATTGGTTGGATTCAACTGTAGAAGATATGATAATCATATTTTGTATGCGAGATTGATGGGGTATTCTAACGAGCAATTATACAATTTGTCTCAAAGAATTGTTAATGGCGATAAGAATACATTCTTTGGCGAAGCTTATAATCTATCATACACTGATATTTATGACTTTGCTTCAGCAGGTAACAAGAAGTCTCTTAAGAAGCTTGAAATTGAGATGGGTATACACCATAAAGAATTAGGATTACCATGGGATCAACCAGTTCCTGAAGAGAAATGGATTGAGGTTGCCGAGTATTGTGATAATGACGTTATTGCGACTGAAGCAGCATGGAATTACTTATCAGCTGATTGGCTAGCAAGACAAATTTTAGCTGATTTAGGCGTTATGACAGTTAATGACACAACAAACACATTAACTACAAAAATTATATTTGGCAATGAAAGAAAACCGCAAGGAGAGTTCTGTTATCGTGATTTATCGCAACCAGTATTTGAATTAGATCCTGAGGTAAAAGCGTTCTATGAAGAAGCCTGTCCTAAAATGATGGCTCAAAAGCATGGAGAAGCTAAGAGTTTACTGCCATACTTCCCTGGATACACGTTCGAGGGCGGCAAGTCAATGTATCGTGGAGAAGAAGTTGGAGAAGGTGGGTATGTTTATGCTGAACCAGGTATGCATACTAATGTAGCATTATTGGACGTAGTATCAATGCATCCACACAGTGCTATAGCTGAATGCGTATTCGGACCAAGATTCACAAGACGTTTCAGAGAGTTGATCTTAGGACGTGTTGCGATTAAACACGAAGATTGGGACAAATTAAACACACTTCTAGACGGTAAATTGACGTCATACGTTGTGAAAGTTAAAAATGGTGAATTGACATCTAAACAGCTTTCTAATGCGCTAAAAACGGCTATAAACTCGGTTTATGGTCTTACAGCTGCTAACTTTGATAATCCATTCAGAGATATTCGTAATAAAGATAATATCGTTGCAAAACGTGGAGCTTTATTTATGATCGATCTTAAGAATGAGGTTCAAAAGAGAGGTTTCACAGTTGCACATGTTAAGACGGACTCAATTAAGATTCCAAATGCTACTCCAGAGATTATAGACTTCGTTATGAAGTTTGGAGAAAAGTACGGATATGAGTTTGAACACGAGGCTACTTACGACAAGATGTGTCTTGTAAATGATGCTGTTTATATTTGTAAACACGATGGCAAATGGGATGCTACTGGAGCACAGTTTGCGGTACCATACGTATTCAAGACGTTGTTCAGTAAAGAACCAATCGAATTCAGCGATATGTGTGAGACTAAGTCTGTTACTACAGCTTTATATTTAGACATGAATGAAGTATTACCGGATGTAACTATGGATGAAAAAGAGTTAGCTAAATATGATACTCAATTCAGAAAACAACTTATCTCTGAAGGTGAATGGAAAACAGCTCACGATAGACTTGAACCTAGAATAGCAGAGGGGCATGATTACCACTTCGTAGGAAAAGTGGGAAACTTCTGTCCAATACTTCCTGGTAAAGGTGGAGGTTTACTTGTTAGAGAGAAAGATGGTAAATATTATTCAGCTGGTGGAGCTAAAGGATACAGATGGTTAGAGTCTGAACTAGTTAGGGGTACGAACGAAGAGTATATAGATAGGTCATACTACAATGCACTTGTTGATGCTGCTGTAGAAACAATATCTCAGTACGGAGACTTCGAATGGTTCGTCTCAAACGACTAATAAATTCGCGAAATTTACAAGCCCTATAGTGAAAGAAAAGGAGTGAATTTATTATGTTTATATTTAAATTATTAGTTGTAGTTTTAGTAGGATGTGTGTTAGGAGCAGTGGTTACTGACGTAGCAGACACAGTAGAAGAAAAGGCTAATAAACCAAAAAGAAAAAATTCAAAGAAAGATAAGTAATTGGCACAATTAAAACATTGTGTCTTTTATTTTTACATTTAGAAAGGAGAGATTTAAATGTTAAGAAATTTTAATGACTTATGTGGGTCATGCGTAACAGTATTTGTATATGCAGTTGTAGGTACGGTTGGATACAAAACCGGATTAAAAGTATGGAATAAAATCGAAAATAAATTAAGTAAATAAAAATGTTTTGAAAAGGAGAAAAAAAATATGGAATTAAGATTTACAAGAAATGTTTTAGAAATTACAGATGCAAGAATTATCTATAGAAACTTTGCTGGAGCAGGTAGCAAATTTAATAGAGAAGGGGATAGAAACTTTGCAGTTATTATACCTAATGAAGAGTTATGTGAGGAATTAACTGAGGCAGGTTGGAACGTTAAAATTAAACCACCTCGTGATGAATATGAAGATCCATTCATGTTCTTACCAGTTAAGATCAAATTTAATAATAGAGGACCAGCTGCTTATGTTAGATCTGGAGACTCTGTTACAAGATTGAACGAAGATACTATTGACATGTTAGACGAAATTGATATCGCTAGCGTTGATTTAGATCTTAGACCTTATGACTGGGAGGTTAACGGTAAAACTGGTAGAACAGCATACTTACAATCTATTAACGTTACTCAAAATATTGATAGATTCGGAGCTATGTATGCTGAAGAAGGCGTAACATTTAAATAATAATAAAAAAAAGAAAGGGAACATTGGTTGAAAAAGGTAGGCGAAATCAAAAAGAGAGGATATTTAATATGAAAAAGGGAGAATTCATTAATGTTTCCAAAAGAATGGTAAAGGAGTATTTCAATATATACGTAGCAGGAAAGGACGGAATTGAAACAATAACGTTGCGTGATATTTGTGTAGTGGGGTTTAGTCACATAGACGGTAATTACAAAATATTGCTTTCAACTCCGATTTCCGACGGCGTATATTACAAGGTAACGTATAACAAGGATTCGGACGAATTATATTCTTCGTTCGTTAAGACTGAAAATAAACGTTACTTTAGAAAAGACGTAAAGATCATAAGATAGAAAGGAGTGTTGTATGTTATTTGCATTATTAACTGCAATTATAACTGGTATTGCTTTCTTAATAGTTTTAGGTTTTAGTTGGATTGCTACTTGTGGCATTATCAAACTTATAACATTGTGTTTTGGTTTGACATTCAGCTGGCCTATAGCAACCGGTATATGGCTTGTACTATTGATATTAGGAGAGTTATTTAGTTAGAGGGTGAATGATTATCAAAACATTCATACGAGAATACAATATGGAAGTAGAACACATAACAAACATGAAGCAGTTCTTATATGACTACCAGATGGACGCCGTTAACAATATGAGTAACGGTTGTATATTAAATGGGGGAGTTGGTTCTGGAAAAAGTAGAACTGCGCTTTATTATTATTTCAAAGAGCAAGGTGGGAGTATAGATCCGGATTATAAGCCTATGGTTAATCCAAAAGATTTGTACATTATTACCACTGCTAGAAAAAGAGATACTCTCGAATGGGAAGGAGAATTAGCTAACTTTCTAATGTCTACACATGAAGAGGTTAACGAACTATATAAAAATAAGATAGTCGTTGATAGCTGGAACAATATTCAAAAGTATGCAAACGTTAAGAATGCATTCTTTATATTTGACGAGCAACGTGTAGTTGGTTGGGGAGCTTGGTCTAAATCGTTTATAAAAATCGCAAACATGAACGACTGGATTCTGTTATCAGCAACTCCAGGAGATAAATGGGAAGATTATATCCCGGTGTTTATAGCAAACGGATTCTATCGTAACAAAACGGAATTCGCGCGTGAACACTTTGTATACTCTAGATTTAGTAAGTATCCAAAAGTAGAACGATATATAAACACTGGAAGGTTGATCAAATTACGAAATAAAATTCTGATCGACATGGACTTCAGACGAAAAACTATAGCGCATCACGAAGAAGTATTTGTTCTGTATGATGCTGGAAAATATAGAGAGGCCACTAGAACGAGATGGGACCCTTATAAGGACGAACCTATCCAACAAGCTAGTGGTCTTTGCTATGTTCTAAGGCGTATTGTAAACGAATCCGAACATCGAGTAGCAGCTCTTTTAGAACTGTTGGAGAAGTGTCCGAGGGCTATTATATTTTACAACTTTGATTATGAGTTGGATATGTTGCTTAATCTTCCATTAGAAAGCGATGTAGAAGTCGCTCAATGGAACGGACACAAACACCAACCGGTGCCAGATACAGATAAATGGGTATATTTAGTTCAGTATACCGCAGGGGCCGAGGGGTGGAACTGTATTAAAACCGATACAATTATATTTTTTAGTCAAAATTACTCATATAAGATTATGCAACAATCATGTGGAAGAATAGACAGATTAAACACGCCTTATACTGATTTATATTACTATCATCTCAAAAGTAGAAGCGGTATTGATCTAGCTATAGCTAAAGCATTGAGAGAGAAGAAAAACTTTAATGAGGGAAAATGGGCTAAGTGGACTATTTAAAGGAGGTGAAGACATGGAGAATAAGGAGAATACAAAGTATGTCATTATCGTCTGCAGAAAAGAAGAAGAACCAAAAAACACTTTTGCTGATAATGTTAAATTTGGCATTGGGTTATTTGTTGGTTACACCTTAGGTAAATCTATAAAAAAGGTGATAATGAATAAGATTCAAAAATAAGGAGGTAATATGGAAATTATCGACAAAATGGTAGAGTTTGAAAAGTACTGTATCAATTGTAAACACAAGAACGTACCAGGTCATAAAGACCCTTGTCATGAGTGCTTAGACAACCCTACGAACGTTGGATCAATCCAACCAGTAAAATATGAAAAAGAGGAAACAAAGAAAAAGGATTAAAGGTGATTTAAAATGTGTTTAAAAAAATTTAAAGAGGAATGTGCATTCGTACAATATAGAGATAAGTGTTTCAAGAACGCTGAAAATTGCAAAAGGAAGATATTAAAAAAGTATAAAGACATCGATGTAAATAACTTATATATAAGAATCGTAAACTATCAGTTGAAAAAATACGGTGATATTTTACGAACTAAATACGCAGTAAATAACTAAAAAAAGGAGATGAAAATATGAGTAATGTTGAAGAATTACAAACAACTTTTAATGAGGACAGCTTAGATACTTTAGTAGAGGATGGTGACGTTGAAAATGTTCACACAGAGAACGAGTAAACCAGGTGCAGGAAATAAATTTTATATTACAAAATCAAAAGGCGGCTATAGCACATGTATTCAAGGTAGTCCAACCGACAAAAATTGTAATGTTCTTGCAAACTGCGTTGGATATGCTTGCGGAAGATTTAATGAAATTATCGGAAGTATGAAATATCCATCATTAAACTGTAACGCAGAAAACTTCATCGAAAGAGCTAAAAGTATGGGTCTTGAAGTTGTTGATTATCCAGTACTTGGCGGAATCATGGTAATGCAAAAAGGTAATACATTATCAGGAAACGATGGTGCTGGACACGTATTCGTAGTTGAAAAGATCTACGATAAAAATCATATTTATACATCAGAGTCTGGTTATGGAAGTTCTGCATTCTGGAACTCTCACAGATACAATACAAACGGTAGATGGGGACATGGTTCTGGATATTCCTTTAGAGGATGTATTGTTAACCCAGCGGTAGGTAAAATAACTGCTCCTGAGGATAGCAAACCTACAGTTAATCCTAACCCAGCTCCTGCTAAATTGAAGTTCGAAAAAAATAACAAAATTATATTGAATGGATATTTATACAGAGACTCTAAAGGTAACGGTAGAGGTCGTTATATGACTAACTACAAAGGAACTATTAAACTAACTGCTAACGGCGCTAAACCATATCATATCGATGGTTTGGGATGGGTTGCTGAGGCTGATATTAAATTACAACCAACAGCGACAGATAAAGTTTATAAAAAGATTGCTTATTGTACTTGGTTAAATTTAAGAAAGGAACCTAAGTACGGTAACAATGTCTATAAAGCAGTTAGATCTGGCACTGTAGTTGAATATTTAGGGGTAACAAATGGTTGGGCTAAAGTGAATTACAATGGTGTAATTGTATATTGCGGCAGTAGCTATTTGAAATAATTGAGGTTCGTGTATGAGTAGAAGACCTGGATCGAGACAAGTTAAGCAGCAATTGTTTCTACAATGCGGCAGAGTGGATATGTACAATATGGAGAAGTACGCTAAAGAAAAATTAGTGCTCCATCATGATCCACCGTTTCGAAAAACACAACATACAATATATGAAGAGAGTTTTCTACTATCCAACGAAAATCATGTAGAATTACACAAGTTAGAATTAGATGATCACGAGGAATATGACAGACGCATGGAAGTCATACGTGAGAATAAAAAAGTGTTAGAGAGGACTAGGGTTAAAAAGCCTTAGTCTTCTTTTATATTTGTAAAGGAGATTATTAAAAATGGAATACGAAGAAAAGATTTATATTTCTATAGAGGAATATAAAGAATTATTAATGATTAAAGGAAGATACGAAGAATTAAAGTCTATGTATTACGGACCATATGCTAATACGAAAATAACTTATAGAGGCGAAAGCGAAAAAGAAATGGTCCCACCATACAAATTTACATGCGATAACAGCAGTGTAACATTTAATAAGAAGGTTCCACACACTTACACAAACTCTGAGGATTCGGAGGTTCAATGTGGATAATAAAGTAATTATAGGGTTAGACGAATATCTACAAATGAAAAAGAAAGTAGATTTAATTGATAAATTAGAACCCATAGCGATGATTGCTGAGGAAGATGGTTTTTCAATAGATCCTTTGGGCCCACTTCGTCATAGGGTTAAAAGAGAAATAACTATATCTAGAAAAAATCTAGAAGAGTATATTAATGAAGTTTTAGGCTGTAAAGATTACGAGTTAAAAATTAGGGAGGATTAATATGATAAGAATTTACGATACATATGTGTCATTAAGTAACATTAAAAAGATTTATTACAATGCAATAGGCGATAATAAATATATGTATATCGAGTATCAATTTGATGATGTGCCTGTGAAAATAGAAGTAGGTAGTTACGACGATTATATAATGTATGCAGAAGAAATTGCGGAGGCATTAAAATGAGAATTGAACCGAATAAAGATGGACAATTTACTATGATATTTCCAGAAGACAATACTGACGAACAAATTATATTAGAGAAATGGAAGAAGTTTGCGGAGCATTGTCATTATGGTTTAAATACAGAGCCGAAAAGACTTACATATGAAGAATTAGAGAAGGCACTTATTACTTCGTTTAAAAATATTAATGAATTAGAGAACGAGGTATATATTCTGAAAGATCATATTAATACGTTAACAGCTCTGATTAATTTCGCAAACATGAGTAATCCAGAACAAAACCTGGAACATTTCAGAGTAGTTAACGAAAACCAAAGAAAAATGAAAAATTTAAGATACGCTAATAAAGATCTAAGACAAAAGCTTGATATAGCAAATCATAGATTAAGCGTAGCTAATGAATATATCGAAACTAGAAAAGGACAGATGTTGCCAGAACACTACGACGACTTGAAATATATTATGAACGAGTGTGATATAGACAGTAGTTGGTAACCGGATTAAAAATTATGAGAGATGATTTGATTTTAGACAATTTAAATTTAATTTATTTTGCACTTAAACAGTTGGGGTTATATGAGGAACTAGATGAGTATTATGATCTAGGGTTGATAGGGTTGGTCAGAGCTGCTGATAGTTTTGATCCTGGTAAAGGATTCACGTTTACGACGTATGCTATCAGATGCATAAGAAATGAAATATTGAAAGAGCTTAGATTAGATAATGGTCCTGCTCGTAAAGCAAACAAGAATACTATTTCTCTAGAGTCTGTTGTATTAAACGATTCAGACGGTAGAGAGATTTTATTAATCGATATGATTCCTAGTGATTTTAACATGGATGAATATTTAATCAGAAAAGAAACAATGGAAACTTTACAGAGGGCTTTTAATTTATTGAATGAGAAGGAACAATATTTATTAAAAAGATATTATGGATCAGATAAGGCTAGACAAAGAGAGTTAGCAACTGAGCTACATACGACACAGTCAGCAGTTTCAAGAAAGATAAAAATGATATTAAAAAGGTTAGGAAAAATAATGAAGGGAGCCGACAATGGATGTAATGGCAAAAATAACAGAAGCAGTAACTTTACTAAATAGTATAGATGAATATGGGACTACGTTGGTTAATAAATTAAGTGAGCTAGATAGTAAAGAACAAGATATTTTACATTATATTGAGAACAAACCAATAAGCATATTATGGTGTTACAACGTAATTAGAAAAATAAAAGATATAAGAATAGAAAGAAGAACTGTTAAAAATGACATGGAACTAATGTCAAAGTATAACGAAATCAAATCAAAAATGACATCTAAGGAAAATAGACAATTTATATTAGCAGAATTACATAAAAGGGAGAAAACATTAAATACGACATATAAAAATAGACAGTATAGCGAAGATGATATTCGTAAGATACTGAAGGGGATAAGTACAGATGATAGAGATAAACAAGAAATACAAGATAAAAAAGCAAGTTAAACATCAAGACATTGGCGGAAAAGAGATTCGTATAGAAAGAAAACTTACGGCCGATGAAGTTGATGAAATGGCTTGGAATGGAAATATAGCATGCCTTAATTTCTGTATGAGAAGAGATGACTTCCTACCAGAGTTCGATAAAGATTTATATTATGGACATGTTGGTAATCTAGGTTACGTAGTTTGTGAAGACGAGCTTATAGACAGACCTAGATTTATATTTGGGAAGTGGCTAAATAGATAAAAAGTAAAGGAGAGATTATGAATAAAATAGATCCAGGACGCGGTGGATTACACCAAATTTTAGATCCGATAATGTTACCAGAAACTACTAACATTAAGTTTTTTCAAAGAGAGAATACGGATAAACAACCATTGTTATATATACCTAATGATAAAACATATTTCGAGATACTGGGCCATAAAGTTGAAACCGGTAAACATATGAAATCGATGGAAGATTTATCAGAGTGGTTGAAACATATTGATGACGTTGAAGAAGAGAACAAACAACTATTAAAACAAATGGCTGAGTTAGGAGAATATATTCTAACTAAATATGAAGAAGCTAAATTAGATGCTCAATACATTGATGGGGTAAGATATCCGAACGTTCAAGAAAGAGTGTATGAGGATATTTTAAATAGAATGGAGCTGAAATAGTGAAATACATAGTTGAGTGTTTTGACATGCAGCATGCAAATTATGCGATGTGGACTGTAAAGGAACAAACAGCAAAATGGGAGACGCCAGTTAAAATGTTTAAAAATGATAGAATCATTCAAGTTGGCGATACTATATTCTTTTTAGCTGTTAAACCAATAGATTATAAAGGTCGACGTGATTGGGCACAAGTCAGCGTTGATTATATGTACAGTTGGTTTGATGAAAGGAGTAAAAATGAAGAAAGAGGACGTTGAAGCACTAGGTTTAGTGATTTTATGGAATATTGTAGTATTAGCATGTTTTACAGCTATAGCAGTGATATTCCAAAAATGGTGGCTGATATTAATTAGCGCACTATTCTACAAAGGATTTAGCATTAAAGTTGGAGGTAAAAATGAAAAAGATAAATAAAGATTTTTACAATGACTTACCAGGGGGAGTTTGTATTATATTAGATAGCTTTATTAAAAAATATGGGGACAAAGAATGGTTTGATAAAGCATGGGAAGAATATAGACAGCATATTAAAGAGAGTAGCATGGACGATATGAAAATGCCAGGATACGTGTTCGGTAAGTATATAAATGAAGGATAAAACCACTTTCGAATTAGTAACACGTTTGAATGAAATAATGGTAGAGGAAAACCAGATGGCGTTGAGATCCATGCAACTAGAAAAAGAGCATGACGAGATTGTCTATGAATTATGGAACAGATATCCGAATACAAAAGATAGTCCGGATATTCAACCAAAAAAGAAAGTGAGAAAAAGGTGAAAGATGATAAAATTCGAGGAAATTGAAAAGAAGCTAACAGAAATGGAAGCTGAAATACAGGCTTGTAGAGTTACGTTAGCATTCGAAAAGGAATCACATAAAAAGAAGAAAAAGACAATAGTGTTTGATTTTGATGGAGTTATACATACCGGTTACGAAGGTTGGAAAGATGGATCTATATACGGAGAGATAGATTATGACTTATTAACATATATGAAAGAGCTTATGAAGGATTATTACATAGTTATATCTAGTAACAGACCTGCTCAACAGATTGTAGAACATTTAAATTATATATGTTCAAGATATCTTAACGTTATGGACTTAAATCTTAGTTTCGAAGTATTTAATAAAGACATGGAAGATAATATGTATTGGACTAAAGATAATGTTATAGGGGTTACGAACGAAAAAGCTGTAGGAGCTTTATATATTGATGATAGGGGTTATCATTATCATGGGTTGGAAGATTTAAAAGAATATATAGATGTAATAGGAGTGTAATAAATAATGGAAGAATTAGCGGCTTTAGGATTGTTTGTTTTTATGTTCGGAATAGTAGCTTTTATATTTGGAGGGGGTAAATAATGATAGATACTTTGATATTTATAGTTGTTTACATCTTCTTAATGTTAGGTGTTATTTCGTTTATCACAATGATAGACGAATTGCTTCTTGGAGGGATTATTTCAGATGGGGTGGAATGGTTCCTTGATAGAGTTGCAGACATATACTTTTGCATAGAAGATAAGATTAAAAAGAGAAAAAGGAAAAGAAAAAGAAATAGGAGTAAATAAAATATGAAAGAGTTCATAAAAATAATATTAAATAATGATGAATTATTCAGCTTAGTTGTTTTTATGGGCGGTTTTGGGTTGATAGGACTTATAGGGTTGATTGCGTGGTTGGTCGAGGTACTGTAGATGGGAAATATTGAGTTTAAATTACAAATGTATTTCTCAATGTATAAAGACACACCTTTAGAGAATAGAGGAAAGTTTAGAGAGAAATTTAAGAAAAAACATGGGGCATTTCAATACCTAAACGAGTTGATAGTGATGATAGAGCGATATCAGATAGATAAATATGGGGAATTGCTAGGCAAGATTGATATAGGAATTTTAAAGACACAAGATGAGATATGCAAAATAATCAATGCCAGCAAACATAGAGATAAGTATAAAAGGAGATAATATGTTTAATCAAAGAGAATTAAATTATTTAGAAGAAATATTAAACGAAGAGATACTAAGTTATTTAAGAAGTGGATACGGTTTAGATAGTGAATATGTGGTGACTTTAAGAGGTATGTTAGAAAAATTAGGTTTAAGAGAGTTATATACATTTGCTAGATGGTCTGAAGATTATGAGGAAGTTAGAAAAGGTGAAAACAATGATTAAAGATAGAATCGTAGACGAGTATATGAAGATGAGAGACGCTTGGGAAGAAGAATATTTATATCCGAACAAGTTTCAAGTTGTTATTAGAATGAAACCTAGTACATATGCGGAAATGGTTGTTCAGTGTCATCATGGCGATACTTTCATGCCTGAATTCTTAGTTAGTGAATATCGTGACATTATGTATACGAGACTATGTGGATTAAAAACACCAATAATATTAGATGTTGAATTAGCTGAAGAAGTAGAGTTCACAATACAACCTAGAGATATTTACGAAAGACTAGAAAAAGAAAAACTATATGAAAGGTTTATAAAGATGTTCGATGAGTAGATTAATTAGAGATTGGGAAGACCTTTCACAGGTTCCAGCTAATGATAAATATAGAATCATAATAAATGATTGTTGTGGATGGATAGTTCCTATTTGTGATGAGGACGATCTTGATGATAATTTCTGGTGTAATTGTGCTCACGACAGTGAAGAGTATAAAAACTTCTTTGATCATCATGTATATTTAAGCACTCACACATTCTACGGAGGTACTTACGAGCATTCAACTAAAGTATTACAAGAACATGGTTTCGATGTTGAGATAGATAATTGGGATAAGGTGAAAACAGATGAGTAAGAAATACCATAAAAGATTACAAGGGGACGAATGGTATGGAATGAAAGACAAGTTGTATATGACAGATTACAAAATTAATGAGAGGGGACATATAAAAGGATTCTATAGAGACATAGATGGTAATTTATATTCTCATTGGTTTAGTAACAAAGAGATAGACGAGTTTATAGAATCTCATAAGGATGAAGATAGTCTATATCCAAAAATAATCGGTAATTGGAAATTCACAAAACGTTCTAATGGTAGTTTGTCAATGTTTCCAAGAGGAGGGTCACTTATTAAAGAAGACTCTAATCCGGTAGAACGCATTATTACTAAAGTAAAAGATGTAAGAGATTACATCGATAAGAAAATAGAAAAGAGTTTTGATGTGGATTTCGGAAGAAGTGATTGTCTGGCGGATAGATTGTTCACAGAAACAATTATAGAGTTACAGCTTGTTATACAGAAGTTAGACGAAATTATAGAGAGTAAAGGTGAAAACAATGGATAACGAAATGGAAACAGTTACAGTATCGATTCCTACAATATCTGACGAAGATATTTGTATGAGCATTAACGAGACATTGTCATGTGACGAGTATATTAAGAAGATGAACGAACTTGTGTTGGAGGATGAAAAGGAAAGGTACGTACGTGAATTATTGAACAGATTAAACAACATTATTGATTATTGTAGTAATCGTTGGAAAGTTATATACGATGCTGGTTATGATGTTGAAGATTTTATGAATTACATAGTGAAGCTAGCGAAAGGAGATAACGATGAGAAACAAATGTAAGACTTCAGCTTCTACTGAATTAGAAATAATGATAGCTTTAAATGATTTTAGAAAAAAGATAGATAAGATATATCCCGGGGTTACTCCTAAGATTACTGGGGAGATGGATGAAGTGTACGATTGCGACATTTATATTTTCAGACATCCTGGTATGGGTAACTCTAAACAAATAATCACTGGTAATCCAGTTTCTATTTATACAGCTACTGCTAGTTATTTAGAAACATTGATGAGACAGAATATATTAAACGAAGATCAATTAAGAGATTTAGTTAATATGTCTATTATGGCTGCTAAAGGAGAGTTAAAGTAATGGATAAGTTTGGGGCAAGAGAGATTTCACTTAATCAAGTAAAAAGGATAGACGAAATTAGAATGGGGTTCGAAGACTTATGGTATGTGATCCAAAAGAATGCGCCTAGTAGCGATGAATTACGAATATGTGACGAACGACTACAAGAAGCATGTATGTGGGCAACAAAAGCTATAAGCAGAGAAGTACCTATTGCGTTTAGTGGTAAAGAAATATTAGACGCAATAAATAATGGAAAGAAGGAGATACCAAATGAACAGTAAAGAATTTGAAATATTAAATGCAAAGATAGATGCGATATTTGATACTATCGAGAATATGAGAAGAGAAGAAGATTATGATAATCAAAAGAAGAGAGAGGAATCTTTAAAAAGTAAATTAGAAGACGCACAACGTGATTTAGATTGGGCTAAAGAAAACAGAGAACGTATAGATAATTATCATAGAGATGTTAGAAATAATTATTACAGTATTAAAGAAAACGTTGAACGCAGATATGAACATAAGGAGCACGCTTATAGAGAATTAGGCGTTCCTATGGAGGAGAAAGTATAATGGACGAATTTGAATTGGTTGTAGCGTGTTCATTATTTGCTATCTTTATAGGTTTTATGATCGGGCTAGCTATAGGTAAACCACAAGAATTAGAAAACGGATGTTTAGTTGAAAACGAAAAAATATATTGTGAGAAAGTCGAGGTGAATAATTAATGCATTGGATGACATTTGTATTATTAGTGTTAGCTATATTAGTAGCTGGATTCGTAGCTGTATTACGTATTGCAACTAATTTAGAAATTCAAGCTAAGAGAAATGCTGCTATAACAGCTGCTCTAGAACAATACACTAAGATTAAGGAAGAAGTTGAAAAAACTACAAAAGTAACTCCTAAGAAGAAAGCTGGAAGACCAAGTAAAAAAGTTAAATAAGGAGAATAAAAATTAATGGCTAAAAAAGAAAAAGTTACTGATGAAGAGTTAAAGAAATGGACAGACATTATAGGGGTAGAATGGATGATCGGGTTATATATACATGACAAAATTTCTTTGACAAGTAAGCAGGTGGACAGTCTTATAAAGGATAAGGATGGACCTGAAAAGGTTAGGATCGGTAGGTCTACGTACGCAAAAATAGGGGTTGAAGAGGGGGCTATGGACTAACATAGTCTCTTCTTTTCTGCCCACTTTTGGTCCGCAGATTTGACCATTTGCCCACTTTTTGTGAAAAAACGAAGTTGGTAATTTTTAAAAATTTTTGATTTGGCCAAAAAAAGTGACCAAAAGCCCACTTTTAAAAACGAAAGTGGCCAGCGTAAACCCTTGATTTATAAGGCTTTGCGAGGTTTTTGCCCACTTGCCCACTTTTATTTTAATATCGGACAAAAAAATAGTAAATAGTACATATATGTAATAAATACAAAAAAATAAAAGAATATGAGAAAAAAAGTGGGTTTTTGACCAGAACTTAAAAATACACGAAAGAGAGGATATTTTATGAGTAATTTTATTATACACAATTATTTACCGTACATTGATCCGTTTGCTACCGCAGAAGATTTAGAAGAAGCGAGATATGTAAGTAAGTATGAAATATATTTCAAATTTAAAGATGGAAGAAGATGTTTGTATGACACAGTGTTACATAGTTCCAGAGGGTTCTATCCAGAGGGTCATGAATTGTCTGACGAAGAGTGGAAGCGCTCATTCAAGATAAGGTTATATAATCTTATGAAACAACGAGAAATAACACAAGAACATTTAGCGTCAATTGTTGGCACATCTCAAACAATGATAACTAGATATATGACTGGTAAATGTGTACCAGGTGTTGTAATGGCTGCTAAAATAGCAAGAGCTTTAGGTTGCTCTATCGAAGATTTGCTATACAAAGAATATTAGAAAGGGGTTATTATGGCTTATCGTACTGATAATGAATTAACATTCTATTTTTCGAATGTGTTATTTAATTTAATTAAGAAAAAAGGCATAACACAAAAAGAGTTGGCTGATATGATAGGTTCTGGCCAAACAACAATTAGTAGATACGTGAATGGATATGGGTTGCCTAACTATTACATGTTATACAGATTAGCATTAGCATTAGACTGCTCTGTCGAGACATTCTTTCCTCCAAATACTAATTCGCGAAAAAAACATGTCCTTTTATAGAGAGAAAGAGAGAATATAAGGGGCGTGGCTTATGGCCATACCCTTTTGTCTTTTTTGACACGTTTGGAAAGGGGCAATTCTAAATGAGAGAAACGGGTCGAGGCGGATTCCAAGAAAAATTAAAGAAAGAACTTAAAGAAAAATTTCCAGGATGCATAATAACTAAATTAGATCCTACGGATATTCAAGGAATTCCAGATTTATTAATTCTTTATAAAAATAAATGGGCGACACTAGAAAATAAAAAAAGCGAAAAAGCGGTTAAACAACCAAACCAAGAATATTATGTTAATAAAATGAACGAGATGTCGTTTTCAAGATTTATTTATCCAGAGAATAAAGATCAAGTGTTGAATGAATTAGGGGAAGTGTTCAACAAATAGAAGGGAGACAAAAATGAAATTCAATAACCATCAAAATCTAGAAGGACTACATGCTCCTTTTGGTGCTAGCAAATCAAGCTGGCTAAGATACGATGATGAAAAAGCTATTGAAATTTACAAAAATTTAAAAGCTGCTGAATGGGGAACAAGATTACATGCTTGGGCAGCAGAAACAATTAAACTAGGTATTAAACAACCTCGCTCTGAAAAAACTCTTTCAGCGTACGTAAATGACGCTATTAGTTTTAGGATGCACACTGAGGTTGTTTTATTTTATTCTGAATACTTTTTTGGAACAGCTGATGCAATCTGTTTTAGAAACGGGGTACTTAGAATACACGATTTAAAAACAGGCTCTACAAAAGTAAAAATGGAACAGTTAGAAATATATGCTGCTCTATTCTGTTTAGAGTATAAAATCAAACCTGGTGAAATTAAATTCGAATTAAGAATATACCAAAATGATGAAGTGATTGTTCATAATCCAACTGCTGAAGACATTCTACCGATTATGGATAAGATCGTACATTTAAATAAATTAATAGAAAATATGGAAGGGAGGGCGTAACAATGAGTCTGATATCAGATGAAATAGCATCTTATTTAGGTTCAGCCGAATTAACAAATGATGAATTTCTAGAACATTATGGTATGCCTAGAAGATCAGGAAGATACCCATGGGGGTCTGGTGAAGATAAATACCAACATACTCGAGACTTCTTAAGTAGGGTGGAAGAACTTAAGAAAACTGGATGGGCAGAAACACCTGAAAATATTATGAAAGAATTCGGACTTACAACTACACAATATCGTATTGAAAAATCTATCTGCAAAGATGAACGAAGAATGCTAGATGTTGCTAGAGCTAAATCTTTAAAAGAAGATGGACTTGGTGATACTGAAATTGGTAGACGTATGGGAATGCCCGAATCTACTATTAGATCATTATTAAATCAAGAGTCTGAATCTAGAATGTTAAAATCTAGAGAAACAGCTGATTTCTTAAAGAAACAAGTTGACGAAAAAAGAATGGTTGACGTTGGATCTGAAGTAGAAAGAGAACTTAATGTATCTAGACAAAAATTGGACACTGCTTTATACATGCTTGAAAGAGAAGGCTATAATGTATATGGCGGTCGTGTTCCACAACCTACTAATAAAAATCAAATGACTACATTAAAAGTGTTAGCTAAACCAGATGTAGAGCATAAAGAAATTTATAAGTATGACCAAATTCAAACTATTAAAGATTACATCACCAGAGATGGTGGAGAGACATATGAAAAGAAATTCCATTATCCTGCTAGTCTAGATTCTAAAAGATTAAAAGTATTATTAGCAGATGACATCGGAACAGATGGACGACCTTCTAGAGAAAAAGACGGAATAATAGAACTTAGAAGAGGAGTAGACGATTTATCATTAGGAGAATCAAGATACTCTCAAGTTCGTATTCTAGTTGATGGTAAAAAATATTTAAAAGGTATGGCTGTGTATTCAGACAATATGCCTGACGGTGTTGATGTTGTATTTAACACTTCAAAGACCAGCTATGATAAAGCTTTAAAAGCTATAAAAGATGATCCAGATAATCCATTTGGTTCAGCTATTAAAGATGCTGATCAAGGTGGACAATACTGGTATACAGATAAAACTACTGGTAAAAAGAAGTTAGGATTAATTAATAAAAGAGCAGACGAAGGAGATTGGTCAGATTGGGCCGACACTTTACCATCTCAATTCCTAGCTAAACAATCTAAACAAATGGCTAAGAAACAATTAGACTTAGCTAAAGCTGATAAAGCAGCTGAATTAGATGAAATAATGTCATTAACTAATCCAACTGTTAAGAAATATTATTTGGAAAAGTTTGCTAGTAGTTGTGATTCAGCAGCAGTTAGTCTTAAAGCAGCTGCACTACCTGGTCAAAAGTACCATGTAATTATTCCAGTAAATAGTATGGGCGACGATAAAGTTTATGCGCCAAACTATAAAGATGGGACTAAACTAGCATTAATAAGATATCCACATGGTGGAACATTTGAAATACCTATTCTTACTGTAGATAATAAAAATGCTACAGCTAGAAGATTATTAGGAACAGATGTTAAAGATGCTATAGGTATCACTGCTAAAGTTGCAGAAAGATTATCTGGCGCAGACTTCGACGGAGATACTGTTATGTGTATTCCTACACATGATAGAAAAGGTAAAGTTAAAGTTACTAGTACTCCTGAATTACCAGGATTAAAAGGTTTCGATAACAAATTAGAATATGGAACTGTTGAGAAAGTTGGAGCTGATGGTAAGAAACGTTATTATCGTGGTGATAAAGAAGTTAAGATAATGAAAAATACCAATACTCAAATGGGTATAATATCTAACCTTATCACAGATATGACATTGGCTGGAGCTAGCAATGATGAATTAGCTGCCGCAGTAAGACACTCAATGGTCGTTATTGATGCTGAGAAACATAAGTTAGACTACAAACAAAGTTATGTAGACAATAACATCGCTACTCTTCAAAGAAAGTACCAACCTAAGTTTGATAAAGATGGAAATGTAATTGGTGGCGGCGGAGCTTCCACTATCATCTCAAGAGCTAAGGGACAAAAGACAGTAATAAAGAGAAAAGGTGAAGCGAGAATTAATGCCAAAGGAAAGAGTTGGTATGATCCTAGTAAACCAGAGGGTGCATTACTTTACATGACAGCCCCAGATAAAGATGTTTATTATGTTGATGGCAACTATGATAAGAAGACTGGACGTAAAACTGTAGTGACCGCTGCAGGTAAAACAATCACCTATGACATGAACAGTAAAGCAGACCGCGATAAGTATGAACCAGTTATGAAGAAGAACTCTAAAACTGGTGAAGTATACTATACCAATAAGGACGGCACTATTAAATACAGAACAAAAGCCCGTACTATTGACAGTACTAGAATGGCTGAAACAGATGACGCTATGACACTAGTATCTAGTAGTAAGCACCCTATGGAGATACTATACGCGGACTATGCCAATAGTATGAAGGCCATGGCAAATCAAGCTAGAAAAGAGATCATTAAGACCGGTAATCTAGAATCTAACCCCCGTGCTAAGAAGGTATACCAAAAAGAGGTATCCGCACTAGAGGCTAAATTAAATGATGCGCTAAAAAATACAGTTAGAGAAAGAACAGCTGTAAGATTAGCCAGTGCCGAGATCAATGCTAAAAAACAGGCCGACCCGGATATGAAACCAGGCGACTTAAAGAAGACTTCTCAAAGAGCTTTATCTAAATATAGATCAGAAGTTGGTTCTGTTTCTAGAAGATCAAGAGCTATTAAGATAACTGACAGAGAATGGGAAGCTATTCAAGCTGGAGCAATTAGTGAAAATAAACTAAAGAAAATATTAAATAACTCTGATCCAGATACTCTTAGAGAAAGAGCAATGCCAAAAGCAAGTAGTACATTAAATGCTACACAAATCAATAGAATTAAAGCGATGAACGCTTCAAACTTTACATTGAATCAGATTGCTGAAAAGATGAACATTTCACCAGCAACTGTTTCTAAATATTTGAAAGGAGAGAAATAGAATGTTTAGACAAGTTACAGCAACAACAATCGACAATCCTTTCAATCCTTTCGATGATTTCAATTCTTGGTTCATGTTTGACATTGAAAAAGGTTATTATACAAGTAATAAACTTGGAAGATTGACACATTTAACTGATGATATGACTGAATTAGAAGAAAATGAAGAGGTTGAAAGAGCAGTTGACGAATTAATTAAGATTGATCCATTAGATATATACATAAAAGTAGTAAGAGAGCCGTAAAGGATAGGGAGGGGGTCGTTAAAAATACACCCCCCACCGTCATA